TTTTTAAATCTACTAACAGGTGGTCTTTGCCCAGGGATAATATCAGAAGTAATTATTCCTCTAACATAATCTTTTCCATAATCATTTATACTTCCTAAAAGATCAGTAAATTCTTCAGCAGACATTCTAGAAAGTTTTTCTTTTAGTTCATTATAATCTCCTTTTGGAGATAACCGATATTTCATTTCATTTAAAGTTGCTCTAAGTTCCTACCAATTTTTAGAAGCTGAATGTTTAAATGAATTAATATTTATTGACTTTAATAAATCATTATATTTCTCTCTAACAAAGAAAGGCATAGCCTCATCTGTAGTATGTGATATACCTTCATGAACACCAGTACTCATTATCTCTTCTGGCTTATTATTTCTTAGGTTTATAAAATTAGCATCACTTCTAGGATTATAATATCCAGCTGTTCCTGTTACTTCATCAGAATAATATAACCAAGGATTTTTAGCTTTATTTACAGCCTATTCAAATTCATCTTTAACGATACCTGTTTCAATAGGAGTTTCTGGATAATTTAAATTAAAATCACTTATTTGTTTATATATCAATTTAGTAATAGGATTATTCATCTTTCCTAAATCAACCTATCCTAATAAAACTCCAGAATAACTTGGAGCATTCTGATCATTTATAATACCTTGTATTTCTGGATCTTTCAATCCAGCAGCTACTGCTTTATCATACATTCTTCTTAAACCTAAGTATCTTGAAGTACCTTTAGCAATTTCTGGAAGCACAACTTTTTCTACTCCATTAGCATTATGTCGTTCAGCAAAATATCGTTTAGGTAAATTTTCTAAAGCCTCAGAAAGTTTATATGGTTCATTAAATAATAAAGGACGTCCATCTTCTATATCTTTAACTGACATATTCTTATACTAAGGAAATTCATTAGATCTAATTTCTTCTGAATAAGAATATTTTAAAGGAGTTTGTGAATACTATCTTGAAGATTCCATATTACGAAGAGTTGCTCTTTGTAAACCTTTAGAAACTCCATTACCTATCATTCCCATATCTACTAAATTAAATGCTCCATTAACTGCACCTTGTAAATAATCTCCATTTTTAAATGCATTATATGTAGCACTTACACCTGTTTCTGGATTAGCTAAATTATATCCAGCATTTAAAGCACCTGTATATGGATTAGCATATAATACTCCAGATTTAAGAATTGCTTTTACAGGATTAGTATTATTTTCCCAAGATTCACTCCATCTTAAACCAGCACCTTTTATAGGATTTTGTCTAAGTTGATTCTCTTGATTTATTTCTTCCTAAGTTGGAATATGACCATTTACTTTCTAATTAATCTAAGTTATCTAACCACGATTCTATAAATTTTTAGTTACTGCCCAACGTTCTCCTTTCTTTAAAGCTGCTAAATAATTTTTAGCATCAGTATTTGCTTGAGCCTACTACGCTGCCTAATTCTACTATGCTTTCTACTAAGCAGTTCCAAGAGTGGAAGTATTTCCGTAACCTAATTTCTAATTTATAAAATTCTAATCAAGTTTTATTTTAGGAAATTTATTTCCGTTCTAATATTTACTAATCAATCTATTCATCGTTCTTCTTTCCTTTCCAAATACTTGTTACACTATCAACACCTAACAAGCCACAACAAGTAATTAAAAATATATCTACCATTTCTGGAGCTTGAATTATTTTAATAGTACAATAAATTAAAATTCCTATACATACAAGGAATCCTAAAACTCCACAAGCTCGTTTACTGCTGAACTATCCATTTTCAGCACTTAACATTTCTCTAAACCAATTCATTTCTTTTATGAGATATATGATATTTGTTACACACTTTACATAGATAAACTATGTAATCTTTTAAATTCATTTTCTTAATATATTTAAACGCATCTTCTTTAGTTTCAAAACTCATCTTAGTTTTACCACGTCTATTATAATGACAGCGCGGTTTCTTATTTTGTAGATTACTTCTTGGAGCTAATTTCATAATTATTTCAAATTATATAATACCAATCATCTCTTTTCTTTTCATTATCTAAATCATATTTAATATAATTACCATTCTGGAAGTATACACTCTAAGTAGCATAGTCCCATTTAAAATAACCAACATAATTTGGTAATAAACCTGTCTTTCCGGTTTTAATTAACTTTTCAATTTCACAGTATTTCATATATACTTCAATATTACACTTTATAAATGAATTAACAAAATTTAATAAATAAAAATTTGAAAGTCCCACTTTAAGTTATATATTTGAACATAATTTAAAATGATAATGATTATGATTGATTTTGAAGAATTTTTGAAAAACTTATTCGAAGCTACACCAAGTGCAGTGAGAATTAATGGAAAACTTTACAATGTAAAATTGGAAGAAGTTAAGGAAGAAGAATTAATAGATGCAAATAAACTTAAAAAAGAGCTGGATGATTATATTGATTCAATAGATCCAGAAATCTATGAAGATACAATGTATCTTTTTACTAAGAAATATAATTATGCTTTATTTAATAAGTTATTAGAAAAAGATAAACTTACAAAAGATGAATATACAATTCTTAAAAATGCAAAAAGTGCATTAACAGAATGTGTATTATCTGCTGCAAGAGCAAGAATTAACTATTTAAACGATAAGTATTTTTATGATTAGAGATAGACTCCAGAAGAAAATTCAGAGTCTGCTGAGTGACATAAAAGAAGTTAAACGTCTCGCTTTAGAAAACGGTTTAACTAATACACAATGGTTTATAGACTTTGAAGATGAATTAAATAAATTAAGTGGTATAGAAGTTATTAATACTGATACTACTCTCGTCCCAAAAAGTAATGGTGACGCATTACAAAGATTAGAATATTGGGGAGGATTAAGACAAACCCCTTTAATAAATTAAGGAGTCAATGACTCCTTATATTCCCCCGTTGTGTAATGGTTAGCACAGAAGGCTCTAACCCTTTTAGTCTGCGTTCGAATCGTAGTGGGGGTACAATGACTTTTTGATATTAAAAACTTTCAAACTTAAAAAGGCGGCTTCGTTGTGAAACGAGGTCGCCTTATTTTGTTATAGTAAATTTTCTTCTTGTAAGAATTGAGTAAGTTCTCCACCTTTTTGTAAATGTTTAACTCCTCCTGTTTCTAATTGCTTTTTAGCACGATCAGATAACTTTGCCCAAAGTTCTTTAGATAAAGGTTTAAACTTAGTTCTTCTTTTTAAAGCATCTATATCTACTTTTCTAAATGTTTTCTTTAAATCTGATTTACCATTAAATAATTCTTTTATCTTTCCTTCTTGTCCATAAATTGCACGTTTAGTTCTTATATATTTAGATTCTTCTATACGTTTTATTTCTGGAGAATTTTCAATAGTAAATTTTAATTCTTCTAAGAACTATGGATAATTCTCTTTTAATTGTCCTTTAATATTTTTTAATAAAGGATTATTTGAAGTCTTACCACTTCTTATAGATTTAACAAGATTATTCCATTCATTTTTAGATGTTTCAGATAACGGGTTTAAAGTTTTAGCATTACCAAAAATAATGTTAGATACTTTTTCAACATCTTCTAGGGTATAGTTCTTATTAATAGTTAAATTATTTAATGCAAACTTAGAGAAAGATGCACGATTAGAATGTAAAGCATTAGGGTGATTAGCTAACATATTATCGTAAGCTAATTTACCAGCTTCTGGAGTATCTGTTCCTAAATGAGAAGTAGAACCTGTTAATAAATATTGTTGGTATCTTTTAGCTAAATCTAATTCTTTTAAATTAATAGATGAATTTTCTTTTAATGTTAAAATTTGATTTTTTAAATTATTTACTTTCTTTTTATTTAATTCATATTCACTCTTTTGTTTAGGAAGTTCTTTTCCAAGTTTTTTATAAATAAATGCCTTAATAGGATTTACTTTCTTTGGATGTTTAAATTCGTATTCTCCTTTTATCTACCAATGTCCATTTTTCTTTTCACCTAATCCTGTCTTTTTAAGAATATATTTTTCTATTTGAGGTTCTGAAATTTCTTTACTTTGTCCCCAAACACGTGGATCATTTAAAACTTGTTGTTTAATTGGTTCAGCATCTGCTCCTAATCTTTCTTGACCATTAGCTTTCATATAATCAAACAAATCTGTTTTTCTATTTCCACCTAATACAATTGCAGATGTTTCCTCTTTTAATAATGGAGCAGTAAATTCAAATTTTAATTGCTTACCGATAGAAGATAAAATAGATTTTGGACCTTTAAAAATATCATATTTATTATTTAATTCATCAGGAGCGTGTTTAAAGTTATCCCAATCCACAGTATAATATTTACCATTTCTTTCAATGATATGTTGTTGAATACCACCTGTATTATAAGTACGAGGTTCGATAAACATAACATTTTCATTTAATTGTCTATTTATCCTTTTAATTTCTTCATTTCTAATTCTTCTTCCTTGTGGAGTTGAAGCTTCAGGTAAAGTATTTAAGTAATCAAGTCCTTCTTGTAATTGCTGTCTATAAACATCATCTAATTGTACTTTCATTTGATTTCTATTTTCAGCAGCTAATTTCTTTTGAGGATCTCCAAAAGTATTAACGTGTCTACCTGTTTTTAATAAATCAATAGTCTTATTAGCTGTAGCTTCATTATTTACAATTACAGGAACTTGTGAATCTTTCCATCTTGTGTTAGCATATTCAGTAAATGAAGGATCCATTGAACTAAATATACGTTTATCTCCAATTGCATATCCTCCTAATACTTTTATAGGTTTATCATAATATCCATTTGAATTAGCTTGTGGTAATTTATTAATACTTAATGTTAATCCTAATGGAGTTATTTCTCCTGCATTATATTTATGTTGGAAAGCATAAGGTGAATCAGAATAACCAAAATATCCAGTTAATCCATTTATATATTTATCATCACCTGTCCAAATATATTTAGCAGCATTTTTTCTTGAAAATTTATGTGGATTATTTTTTCTACTATAAGGAGTATTAGCTTGATCAATTCCTTTAGTAAAGAATTGAAAAGCATTTTTAAATCCTATAGCATTTGGGTTACCACCTGTTTGACTTAAAGCAATATATCTACCTCTATCCCAAATAGGTTTAACTTTAGGTGTAACATTTTCTTTAACAAATTCAATTTGTCCAAGTTTATTAACTCCAAAATAAGGATATTTCATAGATGCTAATTGTAAAGCAGGAGTAATATATTGTGCTGCTTCTGGATCTACTTTAGAAACTTCTTCATTTGCTAAATTTAATCCAGCATATGTAGCACCACTTCCTACCATTTGTCCAGTACTTCCTAATATTGTTAAAGGAGTTTTATTAACAATTCGTCTTGTTAATAATCCAGCTGCTGTACCTAATGCACCTTGTACAAAAGCATTATCTGGAGCAATTTTTTCTCCAGCATGAAATCCTCCAAATACTGCAAGATTTCCAAGATAATTTTTTCCTAATTCTTTAGAAGTTTGTCCTAAAGCTCCAAGATTAGCTTTAGCTCCAAGTGAAAGTAATGTAGATGAACTTAATGGAGCTGATGTAGGATTTGATAAAATACTATTCTTAGAATTAGTAAAGAATGTTTTATAAGTTCCAGGATTTGTAAGTCCATGTGCAGCAGTAACTGCTAAAGCATCTGCTGCCATTCTTGCATATTTATTATTAAATATACTTTCAGATTTATTTAATTCTCTACCATTTTGTAATACAGATTGGATAGTAACTTTTTCTCCTTTATCATTAGTTAAATTCTATCCTATATAATCTCCTATATAATTTCCATTTTTATCAAGAGTTCCTTCTATATTATAAAGTTGATTATCATTTCCTAATACTTGAATATTTTCTGTATGATTTCCAGCAAGTTTATCTGCTCCATATTCAGTTGCTATTGGTGCAGCAAGTTGAGCAGCAGCTTTTACTAAACCAGATCCTAATAATGTTGGAGCTGTAGCAACAGTAGCCATTGTTTTTACACCTTTATCAGTAATCCAATCTGCAGTCTTTATAAGAGTATTTGCTTTTTGAGTTGCTTTTTGTTTTTGTTCTTCAGTCTAAAAACGTTTAGCTGTAAAATTCTTTTTTAATCTTTCTTGTCTTGCTTTATCGTCTTTATTAATAAAAGCATTAAATTTTTGTTTTTGTTGCTATCCTTGTTTCTTTCTTTGTTCAGCAGTTTGATTAGTATCCTTAACCCATTCTTTAGAAGCTGGATCATAAAGCATACCATGTTTCATTGCGTAATAAGATTTAGAACTTCCTGTTTGTTGAACTACATCAGAATAATTTAAATTATTAGGATTATATCTTGTTGCAGTTCCGTTGTCTTTTAAATGAGTGTAAGTTCCATCAGAATTTTTAAGAATAGCATTTTTAATAACTTTGTTATTGGATGTATCTAACCAATAACCAAAATTATCATTTGGATTTTTCTTAAAAGTAAATCTTGATTTTGTCATACGCTTCTTGCATATTTAAGTCTACTATTATAATTAGCGTGTTCTTTACTAGGACGTTCATAATTATCCATTATTAAACGTGTAGCATCTTCTATTGTTTTAGTTTGTTTAAGTTTATCTAAAACTTTAGAATATTCATGAGTTAATTCATACCATACATAATCTAATTGTTGTTTCTTAGTTGGAGTATAAGTTCCAGCAAAATCAAGTAGACCTTGTTGTCTATCACGAGAAGTCCATTGTGCTAAACCATATCCTGTCTTTCCATCTATTTTTAAACTACCTCTTTTTCCTCCTTGAACTATATTATGTATTCCTCCTCCTGATTCATGAAGTAAATTACCACATAAACCACGAGCTTGATTATAACTTAATCCTTTATTAACAAAATATTTTACCATATCATTGTTAGATATTTTTTCTTCTACTACAGGATTAACAATTTCATTTGGCAAAAATCTATCAAAATATTGAAATCCACCAAAAGCAGAAGCTGATGTTTCTTCTTGTTTAAAAGGATTTTCAGTAGTCTGATAACTTTTTAATTTTAAAGCATCAATATCAGGAATAGTTCCAATACTTGATTCTTCAGGATCTTTAAGAGAAATAACCTCAGGAAAATATCCGTCATAAGTTGGACTTTCTACTGGGTTATAATGTTGCCAAGGTATATCAAAATTTTCCATATTTACTTTTTCTTTTTACGTTTCTTAATTAACTTTGGCGTAACATTTGCAATAGAACCTAACGAACTACTAAAATTTTCAAATGTAAATCCGTTTAGTTCTCCGAAATTAAGTGAATTTAAGTCCATTTTAAAATTTAATTTTTATTAATTGTTTTTAATTTGATTTTTACAAAAATAATCTTATCTTTGAATATTACAAAATAAATATGAGATTAAACAAAAAATAATAATAAAATGTTAATGTAAATGTTATATGGAAATTACTAAACAGAATGGAAACATATGCTTCGCTGAAAAAGAGCATATTTATTGGGATCAAACTGATCCGTCTGCAAAATATGTGTCAGTAACTACTTTAATCCACAGTTTTACACAACCTTTCGATAAAGAGTTCTGGTCTGCATATAAAGCATTAGAAAAATTAGTAGATGGTGAAATGTGGAAAATGTTAAAGAAAGAATTATTACAAACAAAAAGATTTGATAAAGAGATTCTTTCAAATTATGACATTTCCGAAAATGATTTTAACAAAACTCAACAAGATATTTTAGATGCTTGGCAACAAGAGAATTTTAAGTCTTGTGAAAGAGGTACAGCAATTCATGCACAGTTAGAAAATTCTATGTATGAAATGGGAGCAAACGTATCACTTAAAAAATTTGGAGTAGGTGGTAAGTTTGTATGTGAAAAGAATAGAAATACTCTAGATTTAGAAAATGGAGTTTATCCAGAATATTTAATTTCTAGAGAATCAAAAGATGGAATATTAAGAATAGCTGGACAAATTGACTTACTTGTTAAACATGGTAATGAAATCATTATTATAGATTACAAAACAAATAAGAAAATTGATTTAAAAGGTGGATTCAATACACAAACTAAATCAACAGCTAAAATGAAATATCCATTAAATACTCTTGATGATTGTAATTATATGCACTATACTTTACAACTTTCTACTTATGCTTGGATGATTCAACAATTAAATCCTAAGTTTGTAATTAAAGATTTAATTCTTGTTCATTTCGATCATCAAGGAAATCAAACAGTATATCACTTGGATTACTTGAAAGATGAAGTAGAAAGAATGCTTAAATTTCATAAAAAGAATTTAATTAAAGAAATTCAAAGAGCTAAACGTGTTCCTATAGAATATTAATCTGAGTAGATATATCGTAACTTTATATTTTAGAGTATTGTAATTTTTTAAATCAAATACTAAAAACAACATTAATAAATAATCGAAAGGATTAATATCTATGGGATCAAACAATATATTACAACAAGGTAAACAAATAATACAAGGACATCTTAATGAGTGGTTTAATTTAGGAGAAGAAATATCTGCTAAAAGAATTCAAATTTGTAAGAAATGTCCTTTATATAGATAGAATACTCCGGGTTTAGGTGAAACCTGTGATAGTAGAAAGTGGTTAGATCCAAAAACAAATAATGTTTCTTTAGAAAAGAAAAATGGTTATATTAGAGGATGTGGTTGTAGATTGCGGGCTAAAACCACACTTCCTGAAGCAATGTGTCCCGCATCAAAATGGTAATGAATTATGAGTATTGAAAGAACAAACTTTACAGAGCAAGAAAAATTAGCACAAAGATTAGGTGGAGCAGAAAGTGATAGAATACTTCCTTTAAACAGTGAACGTGATTTAAAGAAAATTGCAGAAAATGAAGCAAGAGCTAAGTTTAACGATGAAGTTGAAAAATATAATGAAGACTTTAATAATCAGCAAAAGGTTCTCGCAGAAGCTACTGCTAAACTTTCTGAAAAAATAGAACATATTGAATGTAAACCTTTATTTGAAAAAATTCACGTTGTACCTTATGCAACTAACCCTTTCCAGAAAATGAAGAAAGAAGGTGGACTTATAATTGATACAGGTGGTCTTATTCCAGAAGATTTTTCACATGAATCTGGAAAGATGGAAAAAGAGGAACCTTATATCATTGTAGGTGATGTTGTAGAAGTTGGACCTGAAGTTAAATACATAAAACCAGGTGATACAGTTATGTACATTCGTCCTAATCAAATTCCTGTTCCTCTTTATAATACAGGAATCATGTGCATTTCTGAGCGAAGTATTGTAGCTGTTATAAATGATGGACTAAACAAACGTTTTAATGAAATACCAAACGAAATTAAATATGGAAAGTAAAATTTATTTTATGCCAGGAGATATAGTGAGCTTGAAATAGGATATTCCTAACAAGCCCACTATGCTTGTTGTTAAAAAAGAAACATATATCTTTAAGAATCAAAAAGATGTTAAAGATAACGGATTAATGGGAATCCGTTGTAGATGGTTCACAGATAAAGGTGAACTACAAGAAGCAGTGTTTAATACAAAAGACCTTATTAAATTATGATTAAGTATTTTCAACAAGGAGGACAAGTAACAGATCAACAACAAATGCAAGAAATGTTTATGTAGTATCTTGCAGAAAAGTATCAAACTGAAGACATTGATACTTTAGTACAACAACTTCAATCTACACCGGGTGAAAACGGTGAAACTAAATTAGAGGACGAACTAATGGAATTTCAACAAGTATTACAACAAGGTGGATAGCCACAAGTAGCTAAGAATGGCGCAAAACTCGAATATCTTAAAAAGCTAAAAGGATTGTGTCCAGAAGGAACAGAAGTATCTTATTATAAAAATGGTAATAAGATTTGTTCTAAGTGTATTGCTAAACAAGAAAAAGGTGCTAAAGTAACCAAGAAGCAATATTTTAAACAAAATACTCCAGCAGATGTTCAAGCTGCTTGTAATGGAGGAAAAGCAAAAAAAGCTTGTGGTGGTTCTAAATTAGCTTCTAAACATAAGTTTGGAGGTAAAATATTCTTTAAATAATTTATGGAAAAGATCTTTGGATACAATAATGTTACAGGGCAAGTTGAATTAAATGTAGGCGAATTAATTCTTATTGATGAATTTCACGCTTTAATGGATAATAAGAGAAATGTTTGTAAAGAAGATCCAGAAGGAATCCAACATTTAAGAGCATTTAGAGAATTTACATATATTTGGTTAGCATTAGATTGGCAAAGTTTATATGCCGATTATTCAAATCAAGAAAGACATCAAGAAGCGTTAAGAGATGCTAATCTTACAGAAGAAGAATTTAACGATCCTATATTTAGAGCAGCTTGTAGAAAATATCGTGAAATACAAAATTCAACACGTTCTATAAAAGTTTTACAAGCTGCTTAGAATACAGTAGATAAATTTATTGATTACTTTAATAACATAGACCCAGAGGAACGTGATCCTCAAACAGGTAAACCTATTTATAAAGTAAAAGATATTATGGCTGAAATATCATCATTAGATAAAGTTCTTGAAGAGTTAAAAACATTAACCGATCAAGTTAAAAAAGATATTTCTGCTAAATCTAAAATACGTGCTGGAGCTACAGAAGGGTTTATGCCTACTTATTAATTATGACTGAAATTAAATATAATAAAGACGGAAGTATTGCTAAAAAAAGAGGTCGACCTAAAAAACAACCAATTGAAGTTCCACAAGAAGTAAAAGAAATAATTGAAAAAGTTCAAAATGAAACTCCTGTAAATGAAGAACCTGTTATTAAAGAAGTAATAGAAGAACCATTTACAGGTTGGGACGTTCCAAAAACAGAACATATTAAACGTTTTGATAAACGATTATCATATGAACTTACAGGATATAAACCTATCACAGCTACTAAAAGTTTAGACTTTAGACCAGAATGGTTTACAGTAGCTCGTGATACGTTTATTAGAACAGGTAAATACTGTGCTTATCCTTTTGGTTCTAAAATATATAATGAGTTTTGGAATGAAGAATATAAAAGATGTAGAGAAGGATATACTGTAAATGGTTATACACTTACGGGTCCGAATTACTATTATCTTAATTATTATCAATTACCTGATATTGATGTAGAAAAAGCTGGTAGTGGACGTCTTGCGGTATTCCCAAGATTCTTAGTTTTTTAGTATGAATTCTTTCATTATTTTGAAATATGTAGAATCCTTAAAAAGGATGTTTGCTTGATGAAAGCACGTGGTGTTGGATTTAGTGAGATCAACGCAGCAATATGTGCTAATATTTATAATTGCTTCAGAGAAAGTAATTGTATGATTACAGCACAACTTAAAAATTATCTTGAGAAATCATTAAATAAAGCTTGGGGAGCATTAGCATTTACTAATGATAATACTAATGGAGGTATGTTTAAACTTACCCAAGTACACAATACACAATATCTTAAAAAATCATCATGGTATAAAAAAGAAAACGGACAAGATATTGAAGTTGGATGGAAATCACAAATTGAGGGTGTAGTAGCAGATACTGATGCTAAGATTCGTGGAGACCGTGTTGATTTATTAGTATATGAAGAGGCTGGTTCAAATACAGCCTTACGTAAATCTTATATTAAAGGAAAAGCTTTAATATATATTGGAGGTAAAAAATTCGGTATAAGAATGTGCGGCGGTAAACGTCCAGATAAATCTTAAATAAATATTATAGATTAGTAATTATAAATTCTAAAAATAACTGGAATGAATAACGAAAATTTATCTAAAAGTCAAATAAAAAAATTAATTATAGAAGAAGCTATAAAAGAATATATCAATACTCCAGATTGTGATAAAAGTATTGCAAAAATAAGTAATAAATTCGGAATTAATAAAAAAACATTAAGTAAATATCTTAAAGAAAAAGGTATAGAAATAAAAAGACACGTATGTAAATTTAATAATACTATTTTTGATATTATAGATACAGAAGAAAAAGCATATTGGCTTGGCTTTTTATATGCAGATGGATATTTAGCATCTAAATCTTATCAAGTAGGACTTGATTTATCTTTAAAAGATATAGATCATCTTAAAAAATTCAACGAATTTATGAATTATGATAAAGGATTAAATGTTTATGAAACACATCAATTTGGAAGTAAAGATAATAAAAATAAAGATGGAAAGATTTTATATATTGTAAGAACTGTTTTAACTAATGAACATTTATGGAACAGTTTGTATAAATTAGGTTGTGTTCCTAATAAATCTTTAATTTTAACATTTCCTGATGAAAATATTTTTTCTGATAAAAAATTAATTTATGATTTTATAAGAGGTTATTTTGATGGTGATGGTACATTAGGTGTTTATCAACATAGTAATAAAAATAAAAATTTAGAAGAATCATTAATGTTTGTTGGAACAAAAAATTTTTTAGAAGGAGTTGAAAAATATTTAGGTAAAGGTTATATTATGCAAAAACCTAATTGTAATAAGGCAACATATAGACTTTCTTATAGTACTTCAAAAGCTAATAAAGCAGCTGAATTGATGTATAAAAATTCTAATATTTATTTAGACAGAAAATATAATATTTATATTAATGATTTTGCCGCCCTTAAATCGGGCAAAAACGGTGAATCCTGAGATGGAAATACCGTGCTAATTTAATTAATAATATAATTAAATAGTGTAACGCGTAGATATTGAACCTATTTTATAATAGAATATAATATATCCAAGAGTGTCCGACATTTATTAATTAAATGAAAATGTACGCTGGACTTATGTGAATCAAAACATAAGAATTATAAGATAAAAAACTTATAAGATAACATAACGACTGGAGGTGATAAAGGTGTTGCACTTGCAGATCTTGCGGATATGTATAATGATCCAGAATCTTTCGATGTATTACCATTTTATCATAATTATACACCAACAGGCGATTGGGTTGAAAGTTCATATTTTATTCCTTCTTATATTGGAGCAGTAACTGAATTTGGTGAAGATTCTGATGGAGTTAAAAGACGTCTATTAGATGAAAGAGGTTATTGCTTATGGGAAAATTATAAAGAACAATTAGACTTAGATAGATCTAAGATTAAAAATCCTAAAGCTTTAATTGAACACTGTGCTGAGTATTGTTATAATGCAGAAGAAGCGTTTGCACTTGAGGGTGAAAACAAATTTAATAAAGTTCTTATTGCAGAACAATTGATGCGTATTCGTGTATTAAAACAATGTCCTAAGTTTGATTATGGTGTTCTTAAATTTAATTATGCTTCTGGAAAACAACATACACATGAAAATGTAAATGGTGTTACTTGGCAATCTACACAACAAGGACCTGGTACAATTAAAATTCTTGAACATCCTTTATGGGAATGTCCTCCAAAGAAAGATGAAAACGGAATGGTTATCTGGAATCCACCAGATAAGCAAGCAAATCTCTATGTTGCAGGTTGTGACGGTATTGACTTAGGTAAACAAGATACATCTGAATATACAAAAGATCCATCTGATTTCTGTATAGTAATATATAAAAGAGCATTTGGAATACAAGATCCACAAATTGTTGCTATTTATAAAGATAGACCACAAGATATAAGAGAAGCACATGAGACCGCTATTAAATTAGCAATGTATTATAATTGTTTAATAAACATAGAGGCATCTCGTGTATCTTTAGTTGGATATTGTAGAGATAAAGGATGGTTAAATTATTTAATGAAACGTCCTAGTATTTGTTTTTCTGATGTTACAAGAAAACATAGAGCTGGATTACAATATGGTGTACCAGCTACTTTAGCTAATATTGATCACCATACTGATTTAACAAGAGATTATATAAACGACTTCTCACAAAGTATTTGGTTTGAAGAGTTTCTTGTGGAAGCAAACAAATATAGTGATGAAGAAAAACGTAAATTCGATATTATTGCTGCTACAGGTATGGCACTTATGGGTAATGAAGAATTAGGTTCTTTAGTTCCTAAAACAGTTGCACCTGTGCAAATAAAATATAACGATATAGGATATTATAAAGATGAAAAAGGAGTTAGACATTTTGGTGTAATACCAGATAAGTATGCTCCTAAATTAATAATGACCGCTCCAACTAAAACTTATGGATATGGAAGACAAACAAACCCAAGATATAGAGACTATTAAAAAAGAAGTAATTTGTATGATTGAAGAATTATACGAATGTAAGTTTATAGGAAAACTTGATGTTAAGCCTTTATATCCAATTGGATATTCTGTTGCGATTGATTTACTTCATGGTCAGAATCCTATATTTATAGATGGACAGCTTCCTCGTGATAAATTTTTAAAATATATTTATGAAGAGTTAAGAACACGAGGTTTAGATAGAGTAGAATTATTTGGATTATATAGAGTTTTCCCTAATGACTAACGAAGACGAAAGATTAATTAAATTAACAAATAGAACGATTTCTGACTTAGTATTCGATAAAATTGAACTTCAGAAAGCGTATAATATATACAACGGAAAACGAGATGCTGAACAATATAAGTATCTCGAAGACAATTTCGGAATAGGTACACCTACTTCTGTTGAATTTACTCCGTTGGTAAGAAAACACGTTGATGCGATGGTTGGAGAATTTTTAGGAACTCCTATATTACCAAAAATTACGTGTAAAGATAAAGAAACAATAACAAATATTCAAAGAGAGAAGCAACTTAAAATAGATGCTCAATTTAAAGAATTTTTGAGTCATCATTTACAAAATAATATTTTAAAGTTCATTACTGGTTAGGCAATGGATGATGCTTCAATCAAAAGACAATTAGATCAATTAATGGAAGATATAGAGGAAGACTTCATATCTGAATATGAAGTTGCTGCTCAAAATATAGTTCAGTATATTCTTTAGAGTAGAAGAACTGACTTATTAACTAAGTTAAAAACAATTCTTCTTGACCTATTTATAACAGGATATACTTTTTATAAAGCAAAACCATCTTCTGGAAAAACAAATGTTGAAATAGAAGTATTAGATCCTCGTAATACTTTTATTGATAGAAACCCTGAATCTCCTTATGTAAAAGATTCATATAGAGCAGTTGTAAGAAAATGGATGACACGTCCAGAAATCTTAGCTCGTTATGGAAAAGAATTATCTGATGAAGACGTTGCTCGTCTTAAAGAAGAATTTGAGGAATTAGACCAAGGTGGAAGTTTCTATATGAGAGGTCTTGAAGGAATCCCTTCTCCAATGTCAGAAGGTATTCAAGCAAGATTTGAAAGTACTTTTGGACTTGATGCTAAAAGTAATGCTAATTATAGATTAATTCCTGTATATGAAGTTGAATGGATTGAAACAGACAAAGACTTTATTATGCAAAGATACGAAACTATCCGTATTGGAGATAATCAATCTGAAGATAGCTTCTTCATATTAAGAGGTAAGAATGAAAATGTAGTTCGTTCTAAAGACGATCCTGCATATTGTACATTATCAATTAATGGTTTATATTTCTTAAATAGAAGCGATGAACCATATTCATTAGTTCTCGCTTGTGCACATCTTCAAGACAAGTATGATATATTACACTTTTTCAGAGATAATCTTATTGCAAATAGTGGAACTGTTGGTGATTGGATCGATACTTCCCTTATTCCAACATACTTAGGACCAGAACCAGCAGAAAGATTGCTTAAATGGATCAGTTACAAAAAAGCCGGAGTAGGACTAATTGATACAGCTCAAGAAGGAAGAATAGCTTCTGGACAAGCTCCACTTAATCAAACTTTTAACGGATTTGATGATACTATTAAAGTACAAGCTATTCAAGGTATTCAATTAGCTATTCAAGATGTAGAAGATAATTGTTCTTCTATAACAGGAGTATTCAGAGAAAGACTACAAGGAATCGAACAACGTGATGCAGTTAGTAATATTAAACAAGGAGTTCAAAACTCATTTATTGTTACTAAACAATGGTTCCATCAAATGGATACTATTACTGCTGAACTACTTATTGATTCTTTAAATGTAGCAAAAGTTGTTTACAAGAAAGGAATAACAGGAACTATTATTTTAGGTGATAAACGACAAAAGATATTTACTGCTTTACCTGAACATTTCACAGTAACTGATTATGACATTAGTGTAGTTACTACTTCAGATCTTGTTCAAGACCTTGAACAAATAAAAGCAGTACTTCCTGATTTTATTAAAGGTGGACAACTTCCTGCCGATATTCTATTTGAAATTGTAACTTGTAAAAGTCCTACTGATGTTAAAATAAAAATCAGAAGAGCTTTAAAGAAACAGAAGGAAGAGAATAATGTAATTCAACAACTTCAACAACAGTTACAAGAAGCACAACAACAATTACAACAACTTCAAAACGAAAACGCTCAACTTAAATCTAAAGTTGAAAATCTTAATGAAGCTCGTATGCAATTAGATGCTCGTAAAATAGAATACGACAAACAAGTTAATATGTATAAAGCACAAACAGACAGAGATTATAAAACAATTGAGGCTCAAGTAGATCAAGATAAAGTTCTTATTGAAAAAGCTCAATTATATGATGATAATCCTTATAACGATAAAATTAGAATGTCATGAACAGAAAATTATCAAGTTTTGAATCAATAAATGCAAAAGACATAAATAAGGATCTTACTTATGTCTCTGCTGTACAAAAACTATCAGATGGTAGTTATAAAAATATCAACATTCCATTAGCTCAATTATCTGGGCTATGGAATGATGATGTTAAAACAGCTGTAGCAAATGCAGAAATTGATGGTGCTTCTATAGATGCAGATGTAATTCACCAAGCAGCATTAAACGCTGTAGAAAACGCTTTAGCTGACGCAAGAGAGGCTGTTAATAATGCTATTAATACTGCTAACGCTCTTGTTGGTGATGTAGCCACAGGTAATACTGCTGCACAAATTGCATTAAGAGAAGCACAAGAACAAATCAATCAAGCAATTACCGAAGGACAAGCTACAGTAGCTTCAATGCAAACAATGTACGCACAATATTTTGGAGATAATGGTGAAGTACGTCAAGCATTAAATGAAGCTAACAGAGATTTATCAAATGCCCATGCTCTTTTAACTTCTGCTCAAAATGATTTAGAAGCATTAACAAATGGTGAAATTACTCCAGAAAGTTTACATGAAATCAGTAATACTGTAAATGGACTTAAAACAATGTGGGGTATTCAAGGAACATATGTTAATGATGAAAATACTATTGCTAACAAAGTATTAGATTACGTTGATATAGCAATAGGAAAGAAGAATTTTGAAATGACTAATATTAATGGTGAAACTTAGCAAGTAACAAAATTCCAAGATTTTGTTGATTGTGCTAATGGAATGTACCAGAAGACATTACAAAATATGAATGATGCTGAAGATAGAGTTAGAGAAATAGGTGAAGAATGGGATGTTGTTAAAGGTGAAATGTCACAATATGTTAAAACATCTGATTTTAGTGATCCTAATAATTCTACTCTTAAATCAGCAGTAAAGAGAATGACTGATAGTTTAATATCTCAAACAGTTAGAGATGTTAATTTAGAAGTTATTGAAACTGTTAGATTCCCTGTTAATACTAATCCTGGAGAAGTTCGTAGAGTACAAGGAGCACTCGATAAAGAAACATATTATTATATGTCTTGGGATAAAGCTGATGGTGATGAAGTAATTCCTTTAAATTATCAGTTTAAAATAAAAACAAGTTCATCTATTCCAAATTATTCTGATGCAGATTGGCAAGAATTAACTCTTGATGGAGTAAACTCTCCAACTGTTGTACAATTAGATGGGAATAATGAAGCTATTCCTGATGAAAACGATAGATACCTTTATATTCAATATAATGGTGCTGCTCAATTAACAGAAGCTGTTGATGTAAAAGTATGTGTTCAAAAATATTTAACACAATCACAATTATCACAAACTGCTGAAGGAATTGTAGCATCTGCTATTAGAAGTTTAAAAAATGGTGGTCAATTATCTAATTTAACATTAACACCAGAAACAATAACTGCTACTGTTGCAAACTATTTAAATAGTGATGAATTTAAAGGTACAGAACTTGGAATGACTGCTGATCGTATTAATGCAACAGTATTAGAATATTTAAAAGACGGAAATAATTATAGAACACTACAATCTATTATTGAATCTACAAAAGATTCAATTAATCAAAGTGTTGCTGATTATTCATTAGAGCTTGTAGAAGAATTTGCAGATGATAATAGTTTAGATGCAAATCATAAAATCACTACTACATTTAGTATTGATAATTCTGGAACTTTTAGTGAAAAAGCAAGAGTTACTGCAAATCTTGAAAAAGGACATACTTATTTTATGAAGTGTGTTTGCATTGATACAATTTATTATAAATTTGGAAATGCAATTCAAATTAATAGTTTAGGTACTCTTGATAATGCAAGTCAAGGATGGATTAAAGTAACTAATCCAGAATCTATTAGACTCGATATTTCAAGTGATGCTGCAAGTTCAGTACTTACTTTTTTTATAAAGATTAAGAAAGATAATAATAATCAATATCTAGATAAATATTCAATTCAATTATTTGAATCAGTAACTTCTAAAATGGCTAATTTTAAAATCACTGCTGACCAAATAAGTGAAGCTATCACAGGACAAACAGGTAGTAATGAGGATGATTTAATTAGACATATTTATAAAAGAGTTGCTTCTCAAGATGGAACTAATACAGTAACAGGATTAGTAGGAAATGGTTTTGTTACACAATCTACATTAAATAGTACAGCTGATAGACTTGAAAGTGAAATGCATACAATTGCAACAGGTGGTAATACAAATAACCCATTTGTTTTAAAATCTGTTTTCGATCAAACCGTTGAAAAATTAGAAACTGATGTAAGTAGAGTTGAATATATTGATATAGAAAATACAGGAAATGATACATCTTCTTCAGAATATGATGGTATAAGTTCTGGACGAGCTAATACTTATAATGCTGCTACTTTAAATGGATATGAAGCTTTCCAAAAAGGACCTGTATTTGATTTATCTCCTGCAAGTTCTTCAAATTGGAACGGTACTGTTTTCTGTAAATTAAAAGTTCCAAATGCTAATACTGATTATACTTTATTTTTACATAGTTCAGATTATATAATATCAGAACTTTATTTTATAAATACTAACACAACAAATAGTAATTTTAAAGTTGCTGCTAATTGTGTTTATTCTGAATCTATTGAAGGTTCAAAATTAGAACCTTTACATTTTGGAAATAATAAAATAGGTTTCTTAGCAATTGTAATTAAAAAAGCTGAAAACGATTATACTCCAGCTTTGGCTGATTTTAAAACTAAACCATTTACTGTAAAATTTGGTATTCCAAATAGTGTAGCAGTAAGTAATATTAAACAAACTGCTGATGGTATTAAATCACAAGTAAGTGAACTTCAAACTACAGCAGATGGATTAGGTAATACAATAAATACTGCTGTACAAAATATTGTTCCTGGAATGATTAGTTCTACAGTAGCATCTGAAGTTGATGGAAAATTAGCTGGATATTCTACAATAGAACAAACTAAAGATTTTATTGCTTCTACAGTTGGTGCAGGTGGTGCAGTAACTAATAAATTCCATGATCCTTTATTTAAAAACGATTATAGTTATTGGCATAAGAGATATAAAGAATATCCTAATTATTCTAATATTACAAAGATACTTAATCCAGCTACTAATGTATATAATAAATATTATGATAATAACAATTATTATCAAATGAATTCTTCAAACGTATTAGAAAAGAGTATTAAATCATTTATAATATATGATAATAATCCTCCTTCAGATATTAATAATTTAGATGTTGAAGATAGAAGACACATTTATGGATTATATACAAATTTAAAAGTAACATCTGGTAATAAGTATACAGCATCATTTTATATTAAATTACCTGCAGTTTTTAATTCAGGATATACATCACTTATCGATGTTCCTACTAGTTCAGATAAGCTTAGATGTTCTTTCCAAAATCTTATGTTAAATGTAGGATTTGTATCTGAATTAGCAAAATTAACTCCTAATTTTTATATTACTCTTCTTTCTACAAAAAATTCTCTTGAAGATATAGAAAATACAGAATATACTATTGTTGATGGAGAAGAAGTTAAAAATTGGAGTTCAGAAACTCTTTATAATACTCAACACAAAAAAGCATATAAGTTTAATAATCAAGGAGATTTAACAGGAAACGGATTTAAGGATGGATCAGTTGATAATAATCAATTTGGATTATGGATTAAATTCGGATAGGGTAATTTATTAAATTATTTAAATAAAGCATTTACTATAAGTCTTGGAGATGTTGATAATTCTGGTATAAATATAGAATAGTATATAAGATACAGATGGTTTAAAATTTGGTTTACATTTGAAGCAGGTAGTGAATATGTTAACAAAAATACGGATACAAGTTTAACAAAACGTAATGATAATTTAGATAGAGCATTTTGTTTTGAACCTTATTCTAGAGTTTATAACTTTTATACAAATCATAACGGTTGTTCAAAAGTATTTTGTGAATTTGCTGCTCCTATGTTAAATTCTGGAACTACACCTTTAAAGTTTAGTTCTCGAGAATCAATTTCTGAATCATATAGTACCATTTCTCAAACTAATAAAAGTATTGAATTTAGTGTAAATAACGCTATAGATAAACTTACAGGAGAATTAAATAGTGCTGGAATTAAACTTGATGGTGAAAATTCAAGAATAGAATTTAATGCAAGAACATCTGCGTTTACAGGTGCTGTTAATGCAGAAAGTTTCAAAGTAACTCCTAAAAATTCTGATAGTTCAATTGAATTAGTTATTTATAATTCTTAGAAACCAGAACACGCTATACTTAATAATCAAGGCTTCGATGATGGAGTTCCTTTATTATTAGCAAGATGTGGAACGGATATGTACGTTATAAATTTAACAAAATTAACAGGAAATAACGGAACATATTGGAAAATAGATACAGATCATCCTATAAGAGAAGAAGTTCTTTATACAGGAAATCCATCTAATGATTATGTATTTGAACTTTCAAATAAAATAACTTTTTATCAATTTATAGATAATTCTGTAAATATTTATAGTCATAAATTTATATGTGAATCTGAAATTGAATTAAAAATTATTGGTACTATAATTTATTCGGGAATTAGTTCGAATAAATATTTTACATAGTTTAATTATAATAATTCACCACAATCTGTTACTGTTCCTTTAAAAGGTAATAAAACAAAAACTATTGCGTTTAAAGATAAAGGATGTAATCCTGATTTATCTGATGTAATTACTGATGAACCAGTAGAAAGTACAAAACCATTTACATATAGTTTGCCTACTGTTAATTATGGTTCATATAATACACCTGTAGTTGAATTAGGTAATTTTACTGGAAATTTATTATATAAAATTAGTGCTAATAAGCCTTATTTCACAATAGATAATAAAACTAAATGTGGAATTACAAATATAGGAACATATAGAAGATGTAGAGTCTATAGAAGAATGGATAATGGAGTATTAATCGATTTTCCTGAAAAAAGATATTGTTTTATTGTAGAAAAGAATAATACAAAAAGATTCGTAGGTTTTCGTGGTTATAACGAAATTTTAAAAAAATATAATGCATATATAAATTCTTAGAATCCTTATTCTGAATCATACAGATATCAAAACGATAGACAAATAGAATTAGGTGAATATTTTGTAAATAATGTATTTTATGAAGTATCATTAGATAATAGAGTCTCTCAAGATGGTTATAACAGTTTAGAGGCTTGTAGTATAAATAGTTGTAAAATACTTTTTACTGAATCTGAAATTACTAAATTTGAAGAGGTACTTAATAGAGGCATTTTAGCAGCATTAGCTAATGATTATTTTAGAAGAGTAGATTAAAATTAAATGGAAGGAAGTAATTTCCTTCCATTTTTTGTATAAGTCTAAATTATTCTTTGAAAATTTAAATATTTGATTTACTTTTACAAATAATCAATAAATATGTAATTATGAATACATCAATAGACATTTGTAAAAATCACTTATGTGAAATAACAGTTACAGGAAAAGAACTTGATAATAATAGTTATTCTCAAGAATTATCTATTGGAATTGGATCTTTTAGATATACTGATACTGTAACTATTAATGTATTGTATAAAGTTAATTCTGATAACGAAGAAACTTTAAAAAGCATGCAAATATCTCAACATTTACAAGAAACAGAAAATGGAGAGATTTATAATGTACCAGATAAAACACAATTTAAATTAGATGAAGATGGACTATATAGATTAGTTCACGTTATACTTCCTACAAGAGAATGGTTCGATCTTGTATCTGAAGAATTTGGAATAAATAATATTCCATATGAATATATTTATGTATATGATAATTTAAAAGTATATAAATATACAGAAGATGGTTTAGTACAAGTTCCTTTTTCAGATGTATTCAATCGTGAATCAGAAGAAATACTAAGTGAAGAATCTACAATTTCTTTACTTTGTAATGAAACTTTTACAATATGTAATACTAAGCGTTGTTATACTAAAATAGCTACTAAGCTATTAAACAAGTATTGTCCGTTAGATTGTAATCTTGATGCATTTAAAGATTTAATTTATAAACGAGATTTACTTTGGATGGTAATTAATGTTGTAACTTATTTACTTGAATTAGGAAGTTTCTTAGAAGCACAAAGAATTATAGAACAATTTACACGTTGTAACAATTTTTGTAAAGAAGAATTAAAAGGAAAAGGAGGAGTTAGTTGTGGATGCGATACAAGTAATGAAAAATTCGGTCATTTCTGATTTTTAGAAGTTGCTTAAAAGATTAAATGTTGGGTATCAAGATGATTATCAAAAGATCTTGACTAAAATAACATTTATAGAAACTGCAAGCGAATTAAAAAATCCTTTCTTAATTTATGAAAAATTATTAAGTTATGAATGATACTTTTGTTAAACAATGTTGTGGATCAGGAATCTATGGAAATCCTGGTCAGTCAATAGATTTTAGTGGAAATGGAAGTTAGAATAACGGAAACCAAGGAGGTTCAACTGTTATAGATGACTCAAATTATTTTAAAGTTTCTGAATTACTTGCAGAACTAAACACTGAACGTAAAAAACGTCTTGCAAGAGAAAATTTAGGAATTTTATTAGAAAATTTTGCCACAATAGAAGATTTACGAGATTATCTTAGAACAGCAGATCTTGATTTATCAGAGTTCTTAACTGAATCAGATTTAGCTAATTATGTAACTAGAGAAGATTTAGAAGCATTAGGAAATAATAATTTCACAATGGAATGGAGTAATGAGTTAAATAAAATGAAAGTTACTTTTGCAAATAACGATGTTTATGTAAGTAGTGCTTGGGAAAAATTAACTGCTCCAGCTGCTCCTACTATTTCTGCTGTTTATCTAAATCAAAAAATTATTACAGGATCTGTTGGTATTACTGTGACAAATAATAAAGCTGGTTCTACTCTATATTATTCTATAGATGGAGGAGAATATCAAATTACAGGTGGTTCATTCTCTTTACAAAGTGGATTTAATCTTGATGCTTATAATGTTGTAAAAACATATGTAATTAAAGTTAAAGCTATTTATAATGGAATGTGGTCTACAGAAAATACATATGAAGTTAAAATTTATCCTAAGTGTAAAGAAGGAGGTATAACTGTTCAGAGAAATAATAATAACAATAACTATTCAACACAAGCTACAATTAATTTAATTCCATCAGAAATGTTTGGTGTAGCTAATTATTATTCTTCTAATGGTGGTGCTACATGGACTTCATTTAATAGTCCAATGGAAATTTCAATTAATACATCTGCTGATGCTGAAAAATATCAAGTTAAAACTGAAAACCCTGGATATGAATCAGCTATTATTAAGAGTCCAAGTATTACATTAAATGCTAAGAAAACTTACTTTGGATGGAGTACAAAAGAAAACATTACAGCTGAAGATATTACAATGCTTGAAGGTGGTTCAGTTGTAGAAGCAAATGGATTAGTTTCTGGACAAACTTATAATTTAAGAACTCCTAGTACAACATCTTACGTTTGGATTATTCAAACAAAATCTATTAGTCCTACCTCTATATTCCACGATGCAGCAGATGTTATTCCTGCTGGATTTATTAGTAAAGGAACATTAGAAGGTTATAATTGTTATCGTAGTACTGAACTTTGGAAAGCACAAGCTGATACTTTATATTTAAAATAATATGGCATATACTCTTACGCAACAATTAACAAGCGGCATGGCTGGAAAAGGTATCGTCAATACTTATGATATTGACGATAGAATATAGGGTAAAACACAAGAAGCAATAAACCAAGACCTATATCAAAAATTAGTTGACACAGGAAACATTGCCGCTGGAATCAGTACTGTTGATTATGATTCTGATACAAAAAGAATTAATTTTAGAAGTTCTGATTCTACAATAGTATGTTATCTAGACGCTACTCTTTTTATTAAAGATGGAATTATAAATAGTGTTCGAGTAGATAACGTAGAAATAGATAATACACTTACAAAATGTTTGATAATTAGTTTTAATACTGATGCAAACAAACAAGATATAATAATTCCTATAAAGGATATAATTGATTAGGATTTATTTTATACAAAAACTGAAATAGATTCTTATCATGAAGGAATAAATTCTTCAATAACTGATTTACAAAATAGTAGATTATTTAAAGAAGAAAACGGAGGTTTAAAAACAAATATAAATAATAAAGCATCTGGAGCTAATTCTTTTTCTGAAGGATTAAATACTAATGCTTTAGGTGAAAATTCTCATTCTGAAGGTAAAGGCTTAAATACATCTTCTAATCTTGAAGAAGCGTATACAGCTGGAGATAATTTCATTATTATAGCTAATAATGAAAATATTGTAGTAGGTTCTAAATTACGTTATCCTAAAAAAGTTGAAAGTGTTAATGTAGTTTCAAAAAGTTATGGAAATCTAAATGGACAACTATTTGTTGCTGTAGATATTGATGCTCCTTTTGCTGAAAATATAAATGCGGGAGAATATGTTTATATAAATGATAATGGATCATTTACTCCTGTAGAAGTTATACTTGATTATACAACAGATAGTACTGAAATTGATATCGATTCTTCTATATATGATAGTATTGATGAAGGAACAGTTTTATCTTCAAATGCAATTGATGCTTCTTTCAGTGTAAAAACTATTACAGATATAGAAATTGTAGAAAATAATGTTAAATTATATTTAGATTCTCCAATTGAATATGATTTAATAACTACAGATACTATTTATATTGAATCTGGAATAGCTGATGGACAAGGCTCACATTCTGAAGGTTTAGGTACAAATGCAGTAGGAGATTATTCTCATGCTTCTGGTGTATTTACAAACACTAAGAATGAAGGAGAATTTGCTTGTGGTACTAGAAATAAATCTACTGAAGATGTAACTGTATTTTCAGTTGGAATTGGAGAAACTAGTCAATTAAATGCACTTGAAGTAAACACAGATGGTGACTTATATATTAAAGGAACAGGTGGTTACGACGGAACAAATATAACAGGAATAGGAGTTAAATCAGTACAAGAAATTCTTTCTGAAGCTGGAAATGCAGCTTTAGAAGCAAGAGTTTCTGCAATAGAATCAAGATTCTTACAAGAAATTATTGATCAAATTACAGGTAGTATTGGTTTTACATTAGGAAACTTATACGCTGGTTATCCTAAAACAGTTACTGCAACTGGTACAGTTTCTCTTCCTCCAGAAGTTACAGCTGATAAAATTACTTCTATTAAATTAGTAGGTAATGGACAAACTATAGAAAAGTCAGGTCAAACTTCTGTTAGTATTCAAAATAGTGTAACTGCACCTCAAACTTATACATTAACTGCATCAATAGCAGCACCATATACTAAATCAATTAGTAAAACTGCTACTATTAATAAAGTTTGTCCTATTTATATAGCACTTGTTGATTCTAATATTGATACAGCAGCTAAAGTAATTACAGAAATTGCGAAAGTAGATAATCTTTATTCTCCAGATTCTCCTGTTAGTAATATTAAAACAATTACTAATAAAGCATTTACTTATACTGCTAATCAAAGATTAGCATTTATTTGTGGACAAAGTAGAATAAGAGTTAAACAAGTAGGAGGTTTAGCAGACGATCCTTATACAGTTAATGGAGAATCAACTACAATTAATGGAATGACTGCTTATGTATATTTAACAGGTACACAACAAGCAGGAACAAGAAATATAACTTTTAACCCTTGATAAAATATGAATATAAATAACGGAAAAACAGGAAATGTAAACATCCCTGGATCACTTCATTCTACAGGTGGCGATGGAGATGGTCAAGTAGGTGGAGTTGTAGCTTATGCTGGAGATGTTTATGATGAAATTCTTGGAAAAAATCAGAAAGAAATCAACCAAACACTTTTAGATGGAAGTGGAGATTCTAATGTTATAGCTGTTGCTTTAAATGATTTAAACGATAAAACAGATAATTTAGGTAAAGATATTGAAGATTTAGAAAAAACTACATCTTCTTCATTAAACGATTTAAATGATAAAGTAGATAATCTAAATGATAAAGTAGATGATAATAAAAAAACTACAGCTTCAGCTTTAGCTGATTTAGATGAAAAAACAGATACTAATGAAAAAGCAGTTTCAGCAGCATTAAATGATTTGAATAATAATGTTAATTCTAAATTAGCATTAGATAGTAACAATAATTTAATTATTAATTCGAAAAGTGAAGTTGAATCTACTGCAACAGATTCATTAATTGGAGGCATTGCAACAGTAGGTAAAGGAGCATATGCTTTTGGATTTGGTGGAAACGCATCAAAAGCTTATATATCTGGAAATGCTTCTGATGGTTATCAATTACAAATTGATACTACTTCTGCATATGATCCTACAAATTGGATAAGACCAATATTTGAAGATATCTATAAAGATACATATTTATTAGATGCTAATACTTATGAAAAAGTTGCTAAAATAACTGCGGTTACTCCTAATACTGATGGTTAGAAAATATCAATAACTTTAGATACAGACTTAGGTACATTAACTAATGTTTTATATAGATTAGAAAACATAAGTAAAAATAACAGTTTTAATTTTGGAGTATTTGGTAACACAGGTGATTGGAGTTCTATATTAGGATATGGTAGTTATAATACAGGTAATTATTCTAATGTAATAGGATCAAATAATTATAATTCAAAAACATATTCAACTTCAATTGGAACTCAAAATGTAAACAATGGTAATTATTCTACATTAATAGGAACTCAAAATGTAAACAATGGTAATTATTCTACATTAATAGGATATAATAATAAAGATACAACTGATAATTACTCATGTGCAATAGGTGTAGAAAATACTTTAAATGCTTATGGTTATGCTATAGGTAGAAAAAATGTAATTAATGCTAATGGTTATTCAATTGGATTTGATAATCTTATTAACACAAATGGTACAGCAACAACCTTTTTATTTGGACAAAAATTAGTATGTGAAAATAGTAGAGGTGGTTTCTTTATAGGACAATATAATAAAGAATATATTAGTAATGATCCATCTATAGCTAACTGGTTTGCTCTAGGTAGTGGAGATTAGGATTCATCAAGACAAAATGTTATTGAAGTAAAACAAAATGCTGATACATATATTTATGGTGTTGGTGGATTTACAGGAGCTAATAGTGATAACGCATCTGTTAAACCTTTACGTACTGTAATTTCTGACATTCAAACTAGTTTATCTTCATCTTCATCTTCATCTTCGCCTGTTACGGAATCTAATGGAGGTTATGTTTTGGGAAATACTTCTTCTGCATAGTCAGGTTCATTTGCAGAAGGTTATCAAACTGAAGCATCAGGGAATTATTCACATTCAGAAGGCAAATGCACTCAAACAACTAATGAAGCAGAACATGCATCGGGTAAGTATAACCAAAGTACATCAAGTGTAACTCAGTTCTCTGTAGGTGTAGGAGCAGATGCAGAACATCGCGCTAATGCCTTTGAAATAGATGTAAACGGTAATGTATACATAAAAGGTATAGGTACTTATGATGGAACTAACATCGGAGCAAACGGAGTAAAAAGTGTGCAACAGGTAATAGCAGTTCAACCAAATTCTAAAAATCTTGTTGATTGGTACGGAGTAGATGCTCCCATAGCAAATAAATACTATAAAGCATCTACTGGTGCTATTGTCTCTGGTGATGGAACAAGAAAATATTGCAGAGTACCACTGATTCCTATTAAGCCTAACACAGATTATTACTTGTCATGTCTTAGGAATGGTGTTGAGTCAGGATTAGTAACAGGAGGTTCTAGTGATTGTGGTATATGCTTCTACTCATCTAATGATGTAAGTAGTTTTATAAGTTCGGTAAATACAACCACAAAGCAATTTACAACTCCGAATAATGCAGCTTACATCGGTATTAGTTGCTATCAATTTGATAATGTAACAGACCCTTGCTTAAACGAGGGAACAGAACGAAAGTACTCTGCGTATAATCCTATTAGTGGATATATTGACGATGAAATGCTTGAGGTCGAAGATGGCTCTATTACAACAGAAAAACTTGCAGATGGAGCTGTGAATGAGGATAAAACTATTTTCTTTGAGCCTTCAAAAAACTTATTTGACAAAACAAAAGTCACGCTTGGAAAATACATAAATACGTTAGGTCGGGAGTCAAGTAGTGACGCTTATGCAGCTTCGGACTATATACCTGTTGATGCGAGCAATGCTTATATCGTTTCAAATAAATATGGTACTGGAGGTTCTGCAAACGCATTCTATGATTCCAATAAGACCTTTATTTCTTATTTTAAGGAGATGCCTGTTGCCATTCCACAGAATGCTGCTTATGTTAGAATAAGTTTGCAATATCAAGGCGACCAAACATATTTCAACAATGTGCAAGTCGAATACGGGCAAGAGTCAACAAGCTATCAAGAATATGGCTATAAACTGAAGGAAAGCTACATTCCTAAAGAAGATGCTTCTGATAAGCAGCAAATCGTTATGCCAAGTAAGCTATACATCCTCTCAGGCGTAAACTTCGATATATTCTATGAGCCAATTCTAAGGATATGGAACCCTTATCGTTATGATATTCGCGCTGATACAAGTCCTTCTTACAGAAGTTATGTTAAGGCAATCAAAAGAGTTCTGACTTTGAACACCAACACGGCAGAGCCTACATCTGTCACGCTTAAAGTGTATGATGATGAGAAAGAAACTTTCATCCTCGAAAAGAAGTCTTTTCTTGTCAAAGGAACTGCTGGTAGTGGAAGTTCTCAGATTAAGATTGGTATAATGGGCGATAGCTATACAGACGGAGGATGTTTTACTCCAACTTTGTTAGACACAACCAAAGTACCAAATCTGCAAATGGTAGGCACTCGCTCTGTCAATACAGGTGCTTTGGCAAATCAACGATTAGATGGACGTGCAGGATGGACTCTCAACTCCTTCTTTACTGTTCAGACTAATGCAAACTATTTCAACCCATTCTATCATCCACAAGGAAATCATAGATATTGGGGTAATACAGCATTCTGGAAAAATGTATGTGGTGGCAGTCCTACAGGTTATGGGCAGAGATACACGCACTATGCTTCTTTATGTGGCTCAGATGGTTTCCCTGTAAGTCCAATAGAAGGTGATGTAATATACGACTCTACAAATAGTGTGTTCAAAGAGTATCAAAGTGGCTCATGGGTTCAAGTCGCTGCTAATGTAGAAGCAGTAAAAGAATACTACACATGGGAATGGAATTATTCTAAGTACCTATCCATGTGGTCTATTGACACAGCAGACATATTCTGTGTATATCTTGGCGTGAACGATTTCTGGGTGAACTTTCAGCCAACTGATGAGAATTTGGCAATATGGAAGTCACAATTAGATGCTGTTATAGCATCTTACCACTCAGTTAATCCTACTGGCAAATTCGTAGTTCTATGCCCAAACACAGTGACACATCCAAATGTCAATCACTATCAAAGATTGGATGTTCATAGAAGAATGTTCAAGCATAGGAAGTTCATAATCGATAACTACGACAAGAGGGAGGCAGAACTTATCTATGTCGTTGATACTGCACACCTGATAGATAGTGAAAACTCATACACTATCACGGAGTCAAATCCATTCGATGGTTATCCTAATGGTTATTCTTATGCTAATAAGGAGGTATGGGCTGGTGACGGACAGCACCCAAGAGTCAGCTATACAACCATAGGTTATAGTCTTGCAGGTTTTATACAGAGTATTAGATAAATAAGCACATACAGATAAGTTGGAGTAGTTTTGAAACAGAATAATATAAAAATAATTAATAAATTTTAACATATTATTTTTGTTAATTAAATTAATAAATTATATATTTGTTTATATTTTTATTAATTTAATTAACAAGATAATATGAATGACATACGAAAAACTTTAATATTATTAAAAAACATAAACAAATATGGAATATTTGCATTAACTTTAATATGTATTGTATATTGTGGTTTAATGTATTTTGGATATGATTATTTTGGAATTTATTTAGCTTTATTCGAATTTGCTTTAGGTTTAAGACTAACTTTATCAAAGGTATTTGGTTTATGTTGGGTACATAGATTATGTATTATTTATATATTTCTTATATTATTTTGCGTAGCAACATTAAGACATAATATATTTAATATATTAGGTGTAGATATAAAATTAATAGAAGGTTCGTTATTTGGAATGGGAATATTACTTATTTCATTAACACTTTGGAAACTTAAAAATAAAAATTGTTAAAATATGAATAAATATTTAAAACTTTTCGAAACAGAAGACGATTTTAAAAGTTGTCTTGAAGCTAAAATTGCTGGTAATAATACCGAAATGGGATTTCCAAATGTATCTGTAATAGGAGAAGAAGATAGTAACGGAAATTTTTCAGTAAGTGATGTTTTTTATATTAAGGATCTTAACAAAGCTGAAGCTATTCGTCAAATACTTAGTCATTGGATTAATCCTACTGATATAAATATTGTATCATCAGAAGGACACAAGATAAAAACATTATGGGTAGTTATTGATAATAAAAAGGGTTATAATGGATATCCTGAACAATGTGATATTGTAAGATTTCAACCATATGATTGGTATGATAAAAAAACTAATACTACATATTATGCATTTATAAGTGATGATGCTTATAAAAATATCACGTCTAGTACTGGAAATAAAAATGTTCTTGATGGAAAAGATATAGCATTAAATCTTTTACAAGGTTATAATGGATATAATCCTAATCCACGTTTTTCAAGTTATAATTCTGATAATCCTACTCCTCCATATCAAGGAAAAATCATATATATAAAAGATTTATCAGGACATACAAGTTATAATGACACACTTCATGAAATTTATGAAAGAACATTTACTGTAACTATGGATAATGATACACATGAACCAACGCTTACATTTGGTACTATAGAACCATTCGATTCTGATGGTTATAATGTTTCTGCACATTTTTCTAATAAGTCTTATACTAATATAATTGATGGTTATTATAATTCAGACTCAGGTTCTGGATCAGGTTCTGGATCTGGTAATAACTAATAATATAGATAAGTTTGCTAGTATTTCTAGCAAACTTTTTTAATTTTATATGTTTATGAAAAGTTGTATATTAACAGTAATTAAAAATGAACATGAATATCTTGATGAATGGATACAATATCATTTAAATTTAGGTATTAATTATATATTTATATTAGAAGATTTTGACAGTACGAGTCATAAAGAAATTACTGATAAATATTCTAATGTAAAACTAATTAGAGCTAAAGATTTTCTTAACGAAAAACAATTTCAAGAAGCAATTAGATTAAAACAAAGTTCAGCTCCCCAAACTTTTTATCTTAAACTTGCTATTAATCATATTAAAAAACGTCATTCATATATAGATTGGGTTTTTATAATTGATAATGATGAATTTTTAACATTAGAAGAAGGAAAAACATTACAAGATATATTTGTAGAATTTCAAAGTTATGATGCTTTTGTAATGCATTGGAAGTGTTATGGAGCAAATAATCTTGTATTTAAACCTGATTATTCTAAAAAAGGAGTTGTTGAAACCTATACAAAACCAGCAAAAGGAAGATTATTAAACGAAGCTCGATTAAAAGTTAAAACTTGTTATAACATGAATAAATATAAAGATGGATATTTATTTAATATGCATACTCCATCTAATATTTGTTCTAATAAATGTAATACAAATCATGAAACTAATTTTTTAAATGAAACATATAAAAATATTTATATTAGACATTATATAACAAGATCTTTAGAAGAATATCTTTGGAAAAAAGAATCACGTGGACAACAAGAAAGACACGATGATAATTTATCAATGTTTTATTGGATAAATCCAGAAATGAAAGATAAAAAAGAAGAACATTTAAAATTATTAAGACCAGAAACTTTAGTAATTTTACCATATGTTCAATCACTTTCACAAGGTAATGAAATTAGATTGTGTTTAAATGCTTGGAAAAAATTTTGTACTTTTAAATATAAATTTATTGTAGTAGGAGAATTTTTAGATGATTTAAAAAATGAATTTCCTTGGGTTAAATTTATATACATTCCTAAAATAAATAATATTGAAGGAGAATATACTCCACACCTGGATATATTTAATAAAATGTTTATGTTAATGAATAAATATTATTCACATCAAAATTTTATTTATATTACAGATGATGAATATGCAATTAAACCTTTTACTTTAGAAGATATTACAACTACACATTATTTAACTAAAGAAACAAAAGGAAATCCTAATTCACCTTTAAATTATTGGTCTAATAATTTATGGAAAACTAAAAAATATTTATTAGAACATGATCATCCTACTATTAATTACGTAACTCATTATCCTGTATATTTTAATATAGATAAGTTATTAGAACTTGAAAGAAAAATTAAGTTAAGAAAGAATAATTACGTATTAGAAAATTTATATTTTAATATATTCCCTACAGAAAATATAAAACAAGTTGATTCTATAAGATTAGGTATTTGGAATAATGATATTTTTAAAAATAAATTTAAAGATGCAATAAATGATCCAAATATTAAATTTGTTTGTAATAGTGTACAAGGTTGGAGTAAAGAATTAGAAGTTGAACTAAATAATTTAATTAACGATGGAAAAACTAACTGATAAAGACAAAATTAAGCATTTTACTGCTTGTTTATTAATTTCAATTATACACCCTTATTTAGCAATTGGTGCTTCATTAGGAAAAGAATATGGAGATAAAGGTAATCCTAGTAATCATTGGTGTTGGCTAGATTTAACAGCAGATGGAATAGGTACTTTAATAGGAATGATTCCTCATTATTTTGTTTTTGGATCATGGATTTAAAATCAATTGTAGCACAATATTTAAGAGAAGCAGCTGATAAAATAGAAAATGGTTCATGTAGTTTAAATGATACAGAAATAAAATATTTAGTATCACATATAACGCATGAAGAAATGAATAAACAAGAAGCTGCTGATTATTTAAATATGTCTACAAGAATCTTTGATAGATATATTGAAAAAGGTGAATTACCACAAGGTATTCACGTTAGAGGTAGTAAGAATTTAATTTGGTATAAAGACGAATTAGTAAAATAATGTTAGGTTCTCATAATACTTTTACATATAAATCTGCAAAATGGAAAATATTTAATTTATTTTCTAATTTTTGGAGATGCCAAGATAAAACTATTGATGAACAATATAATCTTGGAGTTCGATATTTTGATATTCGTGTGAGAAAAATTAAAGATGGATATCAAATATGTCACGGAATAATAGATGTGAAAAGAACATTTATGTCTTTAGATGAAATATGTTATTATATAGGATTAAATTATCCTAATTCTACATTTAGATTAGTTTTAGAAAGAGGTGATAGTACAGATTTTTTAAATAGTGTTGATCGTCTTAAAAATTATGATAACTTAGATGAAATCATTATTAAAAAACCTTGGACAAGTATTTATTTAAGAGAAGGTGCTCTTCCAATTAAAGAGTATTCTTTTGAAGATTGGACTTGGAAAAACTTGTTTAAATGTTTTTATAAGAATTTAATAAAGAATAAAGAAAAAATATCTATAACAGAAGCTCTTAGAGATAAGACAACTATTCATCTTATGGATTATGTATAAAATTAAGTCGGGAGATTAGTTTCTCTCGACTTTTTCATTTTTAACATTTTTGTTTTGTTTTTAATAAAATTTAACTTAAATTTGTACGAATACTAATGAAACACAAATAACTATTAAATGGAAATTTTTGCAACATTTGACTTTACACATTTATAGACTGAAGCCGCTTGGGTTGTAATAATATATATAGCAGTACTTACTGCGATGATATTAGACTTTATAACTGGTGTTAGAAAAGCTAGTTTGAGAGGAGAAGCTACAACAAGTCGTGGTTTTAGACGCACAGCAGAGAAAGCATCACAATATTTTTTACCTATGATGTGTTTAACTGCAATTGATGTGATTGCATCTATTTACTTAGATTATCCTTATCTCACTGCAACAATGGGTGCTTTTAATATTTATATTGAACTCCGTTCTATTTGGGAGAATACTCATAGTGAGGAAGAAACAAAGAAACAACAAGAATGTGCTACTCAATTAATAGATTTTATTGACGAGCATAAACAGGAACTTGAAAAATTATTGAAAAAATGAACTTTACAGTAGATGAACTATGTAGAAGCAAAACAGCACAAAGGAGAGGAATTGATAACACTCCTACTCCATCTATAAGAGTTAATCTTGAAAAATTAATTGCTAATGTTTTGCAACCTTTAAGAGATAAATATGGAAAACCAATTATTGTAGATAGTGGTTATCGTTGTCCAAAATTAAATCAAGCAGTTGGTGGAGCTAAAACTTCACAACATTTATATGGACAAGCTGCTGATATTCATACTGTATCTGACTCTGTTAAAGATAATAAAGAATTATTTGATTTAGCAAAACAAATGATTGAAAATAAAGAAATCGTTGTTGGTCAGTTAATTAATGAATATAATTATAATTGGGTTCATATATCTATTCCAGATGGAAAACATAAAAACCAAATTTTAGCAATAAAATGAGTTTAAAATGGGAACCTGGATTTGGTATTGGTTTTATAAATCCTAATGGGGGAAAGACTCCCATTATTAAGAATAATAACAAATTAAACCCGGAATTGTTATCAACTTTTGAAAAGATTTAGATTACAGGTGATGATGTTATATCATCAGGAAGCCTTAAAAAATTTTTAGAAAAACAAACAACTCCTGGATTTTATTATTTTTCTGAAACAGAAAAAGATAAAGCTAAACAAGGAGACGTTGGTTTATATCTAATTTTTAATGATAAATCTATTTTAAAATTAGGTAATGATTTCCTTTAAAAATTAAAAAATTATGGCAATAGGAATTGATGAACTTGATGATGATTGGACAATGAATGATCCAGAACCAGATCCAAATGATGGAAATGGTGGTATTGAACCTCCAGCAGAACCAGAACCAGATAATAATGATGGTAATGATGATAACGGAGGACAAGAAGAAGGGCAAGAAGGTGGCGATGAAATAACAAATGCTATTTACGCTTATCTTAAAACAAAAGGAATTGAAGACCCTTCTAAGATTAAATTTGAAGATGATGACACAGGTGATATTGAGGAACGTTCTTGGGAAGAACTACCTGAAGAAGATAAGTATAACATTCTCAACACTTCTAATATTGATCCTGATCGTAGTTTAGACGACGATGAAATAGAACATATAAATGCAATTAGATCTAGTGGAATGTCAATTTCGGATTACGAAGAAGCAATTCGTCAACAAGCTATTGCTGATTTTCAGCAAAAGATGGGCGGAGAGCAAACTCCACAGTATGAAATAGATAGTATTCCGGATGATGAATTATATCTTTTAGATCTTCAACAAAAATTAGGTGACAATGTTACCGATGAAGAACTGCTTGCTGCTCTTGAAAATGAGAAACAGAATCCAGATTTCTTTGCTAAGAAAATAAATGGATTACGTCAAGAGTATAAAGCACTTGAAGATCAGCAACGTAATGCTATCGCTGAAGAGGAACAAAGAAATCAGCAAATACGTGCACAGCAATTCCAATCAACTATATTAAATGAGATACAATCAGTTAATAATATTGGTGGAATAGATGTTGAGTTGGATGTAGATGATATGAATGATGTTGCAAATCTCATTCTTTCTTCAGATCCAGCAGGTGTAAACTATTTACAAAAAGCACTAAGTAATCCAAAGACATTAGTTGAAGTAGCTTGTTTCCTTACACAAAGAAACAGACTCGGAAAAGATATACAAGACTATATGGCACAACAGATTAAAGAGGTTTCTAGAACTAGCTATAAAAAAGGATTAGAGGATGGTAAATCTGGGAAATCTACTCCTTCGGCTAAGCCTCGTGTAGTAAAAACTACCCAGACTAATAATTAGAAAACTATTGAACCAAAGTCAATTGATGACTTAGATTAAAACTTTTTAAAATTATGTTAATAGCAGAATTTGTAACAAACAAACAGAACATGAGTGAAAAATGTCTTGCCCATGTAAAATCTTGTGAATTGCTGGAATCCTGTCAGGCTGCTATTAATAAAATAGATTAATAGAATAGGAAATCAGCAGCCAAACCGTATGATCGGGAGGTTCAACGACTAACAAATATCAAATAATGTGAATTATGAAATTTACTAAAAAAGACTTATCCATTTTGATTGGATTATTATTAGGAGACGGATATATTGATCCTAAAGGAAGAATTGGAATAGAACACGGAGAAAAACAAAAAGAATATTGTATTTTTAAAGCTAAATTATTACATTCTATTTGCGGTGGTTCTGATATTAAAGTAAAAGAATTATTAAGAAATAAAATATCTGATAAATCTAAATTAGATAAATTTATTACTTATAGTTTTAAAAAACAATCTAAACATTTTATTCCAATTAGAAATTTATTATATTTAAATAATAAAAAAACTTATACAAAAGAAGTTTTAGATTTATTAGATCCGTTAGCTATTGCTTTATGGTGGATGGATGACGGTTGTTTAACTGCTAAATATAATAAAGGATACGATAAACCTCATTATATGTTAAGATTAGCAACTTATGTTTCAAAAGAAGAAAATGAATTAATTAAACAATATTTTATTGATAATTATAATATGATTTGGAATGTAGTTAAAGCTGATGGAAGTAACGATAAATATATGTTACGATGCGGATAGAATGAAGGTAGAAAATTTTTAAATATAATTAGAAATATTATTAAAGAAAAAGTTCCTAGTATGTCCTATAAAGTTCTTGATATTTGACACGAGTGCAAGACACTATTTTAATAGTGATGATATAGTCTGAACATATATGATGATAAAATATATGAAATATAAGTTAAATGCTTATATGATAACAAATTTATGGAGACACGTACCTACGAAGATTTCTATTCTTTCCTTGGTACTAATCCTCACAGAATGGGTGTAGTATCTCGTATGTATCCACATCTTACAGCTACATACCTTCTTGAGTCACTTAAAAATATTTTCTATCAAGACGTTAAAGGTGCTGATAAGCATCAGTCAATTAACTCAATGTATTTTGAGTGGGAAATCGAAGCTAATCAAATTAAGAGAGTTGCTTTTGCAGCTGAACCAATTGGTGATGGTGAAGGCGGATCTGAAATTCAGATGTTCTTCACAGAACGTTACTACGAACAGAATGATATTTTCAAGGTTGATGAAACATTCCAACAATTCTTCGTTGTAACTGAACCAACACGTACACGTGATAACTATTGGTGCTATGTTGTTCGTCTCATTGACGAAGATTATAAGGGAAAACTTGATCGTTCTGGTACTTATGTAGGTGCTACTACACGTTTCCAATCTAACGCTTTCCCAGAACTATCTGAGAAGGGTAAAATTTTATATTTTCTTTGTGTTGCTCTTCTCCGCTTATTAAATAAGTGAAAAATTAAATAAATATTCTTAATTGCTGGAAACCTTTAAAATGGCAATCAGCAGCGAAGCAGTGGATAAAGCAAGCTATAGTAGAAGCTCCACTGAACGTTCAACGACTAGTCCGAATGGACGTAGGGGAATGAAACCCCGAAATGGAATAAATCTAAAATTTAAATTTATATGAAAAAATATATTGTATATCAAACAACTTGTAAAATTAATAATAAAATTTATATAGGAGTTCATGAAACTCTAACAAATGAATTTGATGGGTATTTAGGATGTGGTGTAGATATTTATAGACCATCTACTTATAAAAATCCAAAAACTCCTTTTCAATGTGCAGTTAAAAAATATGGAATTAAATCTTTTATAAGAACTACTTTAAAAGAATTTGATAATCCACAAGATGCTTATTCTTTAGAAAAAGAATTAGTAAATAAAGACTTTTTACAAAGACCTGATGTTTATAATTTAGCCGAAGGAGGCGAATTTCACGATCCATTTTGGATGCGTAAAAAAGTTTATATGTATGATTTAGATGGAAATTTCGAAATGGAATTTGAAGGTGTAAATCAAGCTTCTAAATATGTTAATCCTACAGGACCTGCTCCTGGACATTTACCAAGAGCAATTAAAGAAGGACATCAATTTCATGGACATCAATTTTCTTATGAAAAAGTCCCTTTTATGAAAAAAATTAAAAGAAAATCTGGAGAATATGTTGCTCCTAATACAGGAAAAAAAGTTGGAAGATTTGATGATAACAATATATTATTAGAAACTTTTAATACAATGACAGATTGTGTTAAAGCTGGCTATAAAAATGCAAAACAAGTAGCATTAGGAAAAAGAAATTATTGTAAAGGATATAAATTTAAATATTTAGATTAAGATATAGTCTGAACATTAGGGAAACCTAATGATTAACAAAATTGTTCACAAAGTATCAATCAAATATCGCTCGTATGCGTAACTATATGACAACTTTCCGTAACGATATTGATTACTCTTCTCTTTATGCTGCTCACGAGGAAAACTTCATAAAGATTTCTAAGGGTGATGGTAACGGAAAGCTTTCTGAAACTATCTATAAGATGGATAGAGCTAAGAAGGTTCTTCTTGAGAATCATATGTACGCTAAGAACTCTGGTTACTTATTTAACCGTTCTAATATTGATAAGAATGGTCGTCCTACAATCGTTGACGCACAAGGTCGTCCAATCTATATCGGTGCTGGTATTATCCCACAAATTGAGAAGTATGCTTCTAAGTATGCTTATACTAAGTTTACTATTGAAGTTCTACGTCTAATCCTTGGTCAGATGAACGATAAGGCTGATGCTCCTACAGGAAATCACTATATGTTCGTAGTATCTGAACCACTTTGGAATCAAATGCAAGTTGTACTTGCAGCTCACCTTGCTGCATTCCAAACAGACGGTACATATCTATATTCTAAGGCTGCTAACGATTATGTAAAGGTTGGCGCTACATTCAATACTTACGAGTTCGGTGGAAACAAGATTTCTTTCCGTGTTGACCGTACATTAACTCGTGAATATGGTGAAAAGGGATTCGGTGTATGTATCGATCTTACAGCTGATAAGACAGCTAATGCTCCTGCACTTGGACTATTCACATTCAAGGGTGGTGAGTTCATACAGGGAACACTTGAAGGACTTGGAGGACTTGATGGACTTTCTTCTGGAAAGATCTCTTCTCCAGTTGCTGGTTCTAAACTTGCCGTTATGAGTTACGGTGGTGTAGCAGTATTTAATCCTTACAAGAGTTTCATTATTAGAGAAGCTTAATTTAGATAAACTTATATGAATAGATTGTGAGAGAGCAAAAGGCTCTCTCACTTTTAAAATGTTAATACGAAAAAATGCCTAAAGAAATGAATCAATATGACGAAAGCAGAAAAATAATGCTTCGTTCAGTATATGGAAAAACAGAACAAAAATATTGGATACATCCTGTAAAGGATCCTAAAACAAAACGTTATCCTAATTGTGTAAAAGAAGTAGATGACCGTGGTAATCTTATTATGACTGATGCAGAAAGAAATTCTGGTAAAGTCTTTTTAAGTGCCGATGACCCAATCTTGGTACAAGATGGTAAAATATTTGACCTTGATAAAGAAGTTGATGCAGCTGAATGGGAAGCTATTAAAAATAGTTTCTTGATTGCACCTGATAGATATGCTACTGATGATCAAGGACATTCAATGATTGACGGATATGTAGATAATGTAACTCATATGCCACATTACGGTTTAGCAGAACTTTATGTTTATAAGCCAGGTGTAGCAGCTAAGAACAAAGTTACAAGAAAGAAACTTGTCAATACTGCTTACAACTATATTCTTGAAGATTCACTTGAACATCAAGTACAAATCGCAAGATTACTTGGAAAACACATGGAACACGTTCATCACTCAGATCTTGAGAATTATCTTCTTGAAACAGCAGAAAGAGATCCACAGAAGATTATTGATCTTTATCGTGGTAATGATACAGAACTTAGAATCATGTTCTATGAAGCTGTAGATAAAAAGATTATTGAAGTAAAAGACGGTATTTATACATACGATGGTTCTGTTAATTTAGGCGGAACTGACGATTCTTCTATCACTTGGTTAAAGGATGGAAAGAATAAGAAGTGGTTAGATCGTATTACCGCAGAGGTTTATCCTGATTTAGCTAAGAAAAATAAGTCTGACAAATAAAAATAATAAAATAAATGACTGCACGCTAGATGTTCGAGGCAATGTTAGTTGAATTAAATAACACTAGTTCACCTAGCTTGCTATTAGACGACTACAATTATTTTATTAATAAGGCAATAGATATGTATATCAATAAAAGATATACTAACTATGATACAACTCAGCAAACAACTGATGATTTAAGAGTTCTTAAATCAACTGCAATTCTTCCTGTTAATAAGAAAGTATTTACTGATGAAAATACTGATGAACACAGTGAGAAACTAACAGAGCTTATGGAACTTATCAAACAAGATAAGTCATTCGAAGCAATGGCAGAAGTAATTCTTCCATCTGACTATATGCACACACTTAACTGCATTTGTATTTATAAAGTAAAACAGCAAACAGGTTGTTATGACGAATCAGATGTAGCTAAGTATGCTGCAAAGCGTCTTACTGCTGACTCTTGGAGTACTGTTATGAACGATTATTATAATCGTCCTACTCCACGTATGCCTTATTATTATATTCACAATATAAATACACAAACTGAACTCCCAACTAATCCTTTAAATGATAAAGAAGGAGAAACTTATGGAACAGACCCTTGGGATTTAAGAAAATCATTTACAGAACTTGAAAAACAATATGCTGATTATATTGAAGCGTCAATCACTAATCACACATTCCAACAACCAACTGAGGAAACAGGATTTGTTTTAAAGAATGGTGCTGGAAATCTTTGTAAAGTTGTTCAACTTGATAACGGTGCATTTAATTTTATAACTGTTGATAGTGTAAATGATGCAACTAAATATAGTAGAGCAAGAATATATGATACATTCGATGTTCATTCTGCTGTATATAATAGTAATGTTCCAGGTACTTATTCTGTTGGTAGTTACATTAAAACAATCAATAAAAATGATTATGCTAAAGATTTTCCTAAACAAATTAAAATTGGTGGAAAACTAATAGGTGTTAAAAATGTAAATACAAGTGTAGTTGAAAAAACTGCTGGAGTTCGTTACGGAAATGCTTCAAAAGTACGTATGGAAATACGTTATGGACAATCCGATGTATTTGAATTAAAAGGTGTTGCAATTGATTATATCAAAGCACCACAACATATTAGATTAACCAAAAATCAGATGGACTTAACAGAGGATCGTTCACAAATTATTGAGTTCCCTGATTATGTATGTCAAGAGATTATTAATCAGTTGGTTGCATTGGTTATGGCTAATAATGCTGATCCTCGTATACAAACCACTGTACCACTTTCTCAGTCTATTGTTGATCCTGCTCAACAGCAAGCACAGCAAGCTCGCAGACAGGCTTCACAACAGGCTTAATTATTAACCTTTAAATAATAATACAAATGTTTAATTTTACAACAAACGTAATTATTAACAGTGCTGATCAGTTCGCTATTCTTGATAAGAATGGCGCAGTTACTACAGGCGCTGGTACAGGAGCACAAGCTCCTAAAATGTTCAGAGTAAAGAGATATCGCGATTTCAAAATCGGAGACCCTGGTGAGGTAGTAAAGGGTGTTTATAAAGCAATTGGATATAATGGAGTTCTTTCAAAGGCTACAATTAATGATTCAGCATTTACTGCTCTTGTTCCAACAACAACTGGAGCAAAGAATCTTTGTCGTCTTTCACTTTATATCAAACTACAAGGTTCTAACAATCCACTTTTCGCTAATCAGTGGGTAGTAAAAGGCAAGCCATTCTCATTTGAATTTATCGCTAAGTACGGTGATTCTGCTGAAGATGTAGCTGATCGTCTTATTTCTTCTTTAAGAAAGATTCAGTCAATGCTTGTTGATGATGCTATTGTAACTATAGCTAAGAAAACTTCAACTTCTACTAATAGTGGTACAGCAACTACTACTTTCAATGGTCTTGAAATTACAGCAGTAAATGAATTTGAAAAGTTTGCTAATGTAGACCTTGAAGTTTACGTTGAAGATCCTACTTATAAGGATGGTAAGTTCGAAAACGCAGTATACGTTGAAGAAGTTACAAATATTGATCCACGTACAGGTACTACATCTGCTGATGTTGCTTATTTCTCAGAACGTGGTATAAAGAAAGAATCTGGAACTATCGCTACTCCTAAGATTGTTGTAGCTCAAGGTATTGAAGGATTCGGAACATTCAATCATCTACAGAAAGATTATCGTCTTCCAACTGCTGAAAACGGACGTTGGTTAAGAATTGATACTGATAACTATCCTATTAAGGGAACTATTTATAATCAGTATACAATTAAGGTTGAAACTGATCGTGGTATTACAGGACAATCTGTAGTAGGACAGCCTGGCACATCTATCACAACTCACATCTTCTGGGTTGCTAATGATTCAGCTACAATAACTGCATTTGAAGCTGGTCTAACAGCTCTTGGATGGACTGGTAACGTAGCTCCTGGTCTTGGAACTAGTACTCCTGTTGCTCCAAGTACAGATAAGATTGCTGACGATACAGAACTTGCATCTGCTAATCTTTAATATTAACTAATAACTAAGGCGGAGGGCGCAAAGCCTTTCGCCTTTTTTGCTTATGGAATTTAATCATTTAGACAAATTAGCGTCTGCTATACGCAATGATATTTATAGTGGACTTCAAGGTTATCACACTAATTTATCTTTAAATATGGATCAATTAAAAGATGATATTGTAGACGAGCGTTTACAAATCATCAAAGAATTTGCTTTAAAAGGAATGATACCTTATAAAGATTTATTAGTTGCTTTAAATTGTGTTGAAGTCGATTGTAAAAATATCGAAAAATGTCGTTGTACGGATATATATGGAACTCCTACTGCACATTTTGAAGTACCTCAGATTGTTAATGATTTTGATGATTTAGCAATAGATTATATTGGAACTATTGATAAAGAAACAGAATTTGTATATTATACATCTTTAAATAATAAACGATTACATAAATATAAGAGAAGAGCAAATATACAAAAGCCTTTTGTTTGGATAGATGTTACTCCAAATGAAAATGGAATGTATGATGGATTTATATTCAACGCTCCTTTAATAAAAGTTATTTCTATAGTTGCAGTATTTAAAGATATTAGATAGTTAGAAAAATATGCTTGTTGTATGAAGAACGGTGATAATATTTCATTCTTAGATAATGAAATTAAAAAGAGACTTACTCAAAAGAAACTAATGTATTATCGTCAATACGCAAGTCCTATAAAACCAAACGATCAAGCATATGAGTAATTTAAGAAACGTAAAAACAGCTCAATATCAAGCTAAATTACTTTACGGTGCTGATATTAAAGATGATGATTTTGAGGAACTTGTTTTAGTAGCACTTCCACAAATTGGAAATCATCATACTGAATTAAAAACAGTACGACTTAATTTAGATGATAATTTATGTGTTGATTTACCTTGTGATTGTAAGTTAATTGAATCTGTAACTTATGATTATGAAGATCCTTAGCTTAGTAGTAATATACATGAGCCTGGAGATATTGGAAAAACACATACTGAAAACTATATAGAAGGAAAGAAATTGTTCCAAAATATGTATTATCAACATGGAAGACTTGCTAAATTCCAAGAGATTGGACGTACATTACGTTTTGATAGAAATTATGGACCAATTACTTTAAAATATCATGCTGAATTACAGGATGAAGAAGGATTACCTTTAGTAAATGATAAGGAAATAAATGCTATTGCAGCATTTTGTGCTTATTATTCACTTTATAAAAAAGGATTACAAACTAACAATCAAAATATATTAAAAATTTCTGAAAAAGCAGAAAGAGATTGGATTAATTTTTGTAGTCAAGCAAGGAATCCTGAATGGATAGATCAGAATACAGCTAACAAAATACTTGATGCTAAATCTTCTTTAGATAGGAAGGTTTACAATAAGAGTTATAAACCTATAAAATGAATTACGCTACAGGTCATTGTTTTAATGTTGATGATATGTTTTATAATTTCGATTATTCGAAATTGGATTTAACTTGTAAAGATTGCGAGAGGCTAAATAAAAAGCCTCATCGTGATTTAATGGTGAAAAAGATTTTCCGAGCTGGGATGAAATATGTTCTCAATGACATTGTTGAAAATAATAATACATTTGTATTACCTACCGGACGTAAACGTGCAGAAATTCATGTTAAAAGAACATCGGGAGAAGCTTTTAAAAAATTAAGAGCTGCTGGTAAATGGCAAGATGTTGATTTCTTTGCATCACATTTTTCTGGTAACGAATTAGTATTAGAAATGTACGGAACAGGACGTTGCCGTACTAAAACTATATATGTTGATAAGGACATAAAAGATAAGATTACTGAAAATACTAATAATGGTGTACAATATTTTTAATTATGGCAATTACTAGAAGCTCGGATTATATAAAAGAAATAAATAAGCTATTTCCAGAAGTTTCTGAAAAAGATATAAAAAAGATTATGGAATACGGCTGGAGATAGCTATATTTATTAAATAGTTATGGAGGAGATACAATTATTACTGATAAGACATTTTGGATGTATGTTGGTAAATTAACTCCCGATTCTTTCAGACATTTTCGATATTATTGTAGAAAATTGGCAACAAGAATTCGTGTTCTTTATAAACGAAAACGAATTCCTTGGGATGGATATTATTACTTTGGTTTATCTAAACGTTAGTATGAAAAATATCTCGAATAGAAAAACTCAAAAGGACGTCCTCGAAAGAATTTTAAATATGGAAATATTATTTTATACAAGATAAAAGATGAATGTAAGATTTTAGAATTTGCGTCACCTTATATATTTAGAGTGCCGTATATTTCTGATTTCGGGATGACATTTTTCAAAAGAGATTTTATTACAGGTGATGCGGAATTAATAGAAACAAGAGAAATTCCAAAATTTAAAGATATTTTAATAACAAATAATAATTATGAAGTACTAAAATGAATTAGGCACAAAACACATTCGAAGGTGGATTAATGATGGATTTTCATCCATTAACTGTTCCTAATACTATGACTACTAATTGTTTAAATGGAACATATCTTACATATAATGGAAACGAATATATGATTCAAAATGATATGGGAAATGGTAAAGTTGAAACAGCAGCTTTACCAGCAGGATACATTCCTTTAGGAACTACTTCTTTTGGAGGTATTATTTATATAGTATCTTACAATCCATTAAAAGATGTGTGTCAAATAGGATGTTTTCCTAGTCCAGAACGTAATTTTTCTTATGAAGAATTAAAAGAAGATGGATTCCAAATTCATAGTATTACCGAAAGTGATTTTAAAAATGGTGATAATATCATTAGTTTTAAAACCAAAGTCGAATTAACAAAATTAACTTTAAATCCAGGTGATAAGTTTTTAATAACATCTGATTTAGAAGCAAATGCCGATCGTATTACTGATTATAAAAATAATAGTAAAAAGATTGGAGATAATCCTAAATTCTTAAGATTACACGTTGCTACTAAAGATTCATCTGGACGTTTAGTATATCTTGATTCTTCTTTAAAATGGTACAAATTTGAGAAGAATAAATATTATTATATTCCAAAAGATAATACAATTGAAGATACTTTAACGGCTTCTAAATATTCTATTTTTAATAGTAAGCTTAGTGGTAATTTATATTTAATTGCTGAGTTAGAAACAATTAGTATGTTTTCATCAACATATACTATTGATGATAACTATAATCTTATTTTAAATTTAGAATGGAAAAGTGATAATTGGAATGAAACACAAAAAGGAATAGATCCTAAATATATTAACTTTGAAGCTAATGGTTTTCAATTAAAAAACGGTGAAGTAACTTCTAATAAATTTTCTCTTGAAGTTTATGATTCAGAATATGATACTATTGGAGGAAATATAGAAGGACGTTATCCAGATATTAAAATTGATTTACAAAATAGAGTAAATACTAAATCTATATTTTGTGGTAAAATTCCAAATGATCTTATTGATGATAATGCAAAAGATGAAGCTAAAAATTTTAAATTAATTCCAGCTATGGAATTTGGAGCATTACCTACATTTGAATTATCACAAAATATAAATTTTGCACAAATAGGAAGTGGTAAAACATTTCTTGATGAATGGAGATATTTTAAACAAGAAAATTCTCTTATTCTTACTTATGGATTTCAAGATTATCCTAAACCATTTTGTAAGACATTTGAAGTATCTTTACACTTTATGAGTTTAGACTCATTCCAAAAAGAAACAGATAAAGATATATTTCAAATTAAAAATATGGGTAAAGTATCTTATGCTGGATCTTTTACAACAGAACTTGAATTTGATTCATTATTTGAAGAAAATAATCTTTATATAGTAAAAATTACAAAGAAATCAGGTTTAGCTACTGCTGATATTAAATCTACAGAAGAAGAAGTAATTGGATATAGATTCTTATACACTTCTGATTTCTTTAATGATTCTTATATATCTGACATAGAAGATTTCAATAAATTATATTTACCTGATGGAATTTTAACTAGTGATTTAACAATAACAACTGATCCACAAATTAATACACAAGTAAATAAAATTTATAGTGATTCAGAATTACATGATGAAACTAATTTTGAATCTAATAAGTGTATTGTTAAAGTTGATAAACCTACTCCAATTTATAAATTCGGAGTATCAAAGAAAACATCAACTTGGATGAATATTAAAGCTAAAGCTAATATTAAATCAAATTATCCTTTATTTAATGAATTTGATTGTTATTATAATCCAGAAGGTCCTAAAATTACTAAAAAGAGTGGAGAAGGAATATTTAATCCTGTTTTAAGATCTCTTAAATTAGAAAATGAACTTAAATTAAGTTGGGATTATACAGAACAAACAATTCAATATCAATACGGATTAATTCCTTTAATGTACGAATCACAAGATGCTGGTTATTATGGATTAAATTTTGATCCAATTTATAAACATTTTGCATTTGGAGATTTTGCATTTATTACAAACATGGGATATTTAAGAGAAGGTTGTATTGATTATTGTAATTATAGTTCTCCTGAAGATAATATGTCTGAAAATATATCTTATAGTCAATATTGGTACTTAGATTTATTTCAAACAAATGGAAATCAATATTATAGACATAACGGAAATCAATGCTATCCTGGCTCACAATTTCAAGCACATTTTAATGAATATGCTAAGACAAAAGATAATTTTATACCTACATCTTTTGTAAATAGTAATTATGATCCAAGTCATAATGATAATGATGCTGATCATAGAAACAGAAATGCTATGACTTTCATTGATAGTTTAACAGGAGCTGATTTCTATTGGTATGGAAGTTCACAAGGAGCACATATTACAACGGCTAGAAAAGATGAAGATTATTATATTTCAAGATATACTTCTGATGGAAAAGGAAGATTATTATATTCTAGTAATGTTGGTCTTTATGAGCCATATGGAAAAGACGGACAGGATTTTGCTAACTTTTGTTATAAAATAGAACCTGATAGTGGTGGACGTAAAATTTCTAAATCAGATTTAATTGACAATAAAGGAAACATCAAATTTGATAGAGACGATTATAATTATTGTGATATTCCTATTGTAACTGTAATGATGAAAGCTATTGATAAAAATGGTGATTCATTACATTTATTTACTAATAATATTTCAATTATTTCTCCTTATGAACAATATATTCAAGCATTACCAACTGTAGCAAAAATATCTTTCGGAGATATATTTGGAATGTTTTTAATGCAAACATATAAATATGTAACAGAAGATTTAGAAGAAGATTTTATTTGTCCAGATGATTTTGAAATAGAAGATGAATCAAATAAATCTTCCGATTGTATACTTGAAGTTAAATCTGAAGTTAGAATCAAAAATTTTAAAATCAGAGATACTTATAGAAATCAATTACTAAATATAGTTGGTTCTATAGATGATTTAAAAACAAGTAATAATCTTAAATTTTCAATAGAATCTAAACTTTCTGAATATTTAGAAATTAATGACTCTGTTACATTTAGTACACAAGCTGACGATACTATTAAAGATAATTTATCTGTAAAATTATTCGATAAAAATGTTTTAGTAAAAAATTGTAAAGGACAATCATATACTTTACCTAAAACTAAAGCATTAAATGAATCTCACATATACGGAATTAAAAACAATTCTGAATATGTAGATTTATCTGTAGCTCGTTTAAGTAATTATGATGATTTTTATAAGATATTAAATAATATATCATATAATGAAAAATCTGGTTTAATTACTTATAATGGAACAATTTCTGAAAATGGTAACGATAATTTACAGCCATCTTGTGTAGATGTATTAAAATTAGATGAAGATAAAACATTAGTTATTGATCTTGATAAATATAAGCGAATTGCTAATAGAAGTTGGGAAATTAATAACAATGGTCATTATAGTACAAATACTATACAAGGTATATCTAGTAAATTCTCATTCTCTAAATTATTAAATGTATTACGCTAATGAGTTACAAATAGATACTAAACGAACCTTTAAATTTTCAATTCCAAGCTAAGACTTTACCTACTAAGGGAGTCTTAGCATGGGAATATAATCCATTTAGAAATTATAGACTTACTAAATGTAATAAATTTAAATATAATGATAAATATTATACTCTTGAGGAAATAGAAGAAATTCTATCTATAACTATTGGTGGTGATACTAATCTTAAACCAGAATTTGATTATAATAGAATAAGACATGGAACTGCTAATACAGATCCTCAGAAATGGTATAATTGTGAATTATCAGAAGATAAAAATCATACTACTTTAATATCAGAATCAACTGATGATATAGATATTGAATTATATGAAAAAGGACAATTAGTAGATTTTGAAACAGATGAATTAGAATTTGATTTAAAACATCCTGTTGATATAATTACTCAAGAATCTTATGATAATTCAGTAAATCTTATAATTAATGATGGAAAGAATATACCTAGATTAATAAATTCTCGTTTCTCTCCTACTGAGAAAAATCATTATCAAATAGTTGATAGAAAAGGAGATAACGACACAAATATATACGATCAAGGAGATCAATTTGATATTGATACTTCTTTATATAAACGTACTATTAAGATTCCAAAACTTAAATTTGATGGTGTATATCCTGGAGGTAATTTAGGAGTTGGAAATTACCATTTCTTCTTTAAATATGTAGACTCCGATGGAAATGAAACAGATTGGATTGCAGAATCTGGTTTAGTTTCAGTATTCTTAGGTAATACTCCTCAAAGTATTGAAAGTGGATTTGGAAATCAAAATAGTAAGAAGTTAGTTAAATTTACTTTATCTAACATAGACTCTGCTTATAATTATGTAAAAGTTTATTACAGTAAAGAAACTTCTGGATTTAATCAAGAAGCTCAAACTACTTGTTATGAAATTGAACATAAATATATAGTAGATAAAAATAACACTTGTAATATAACAATATCTGGATTTATTAAAGATTTAGATGCGTCAGAAGATGTAATTAATACACAATATCAACTTGTATCTTCTGTTGAAACTCAAGCAGTTTGTAAAAATATGTTATTTTTAGGTAATATTAAAAAGCCAGAAATTCCATATAAAGAACTTACTGATTTATCTTTAAGATTTTTACCAAAACGTTCAGTTATTGATTATAATCTAGATATTGATTCACAATATAACATAAATAGTAGTTCTGAAGGTTATTATAATCCAGAATATATTTATAATTATACAGGATATTGGAATGATGAAATTTATAGACTTGGAATAGTTTATATTTTACCTGATAATTCTTTATCTCCAGTATTTAATATAAGAGGAGGTTATAATATTGATGAAAATTCTAATTTTTCATATGAACCTCTTTATAAAGATGGAGTTAGAAATTATTTAACTATTTCAGAAGATAATTACTCCATTATTTCTTCTAATAAAAATCCTGTTAAATTAGAAAATGCTAAAGGTGTTATAACTTTAAAAACATTTGATGCTAATTTACCTGTAAATGAAGAACATCCACATAAAGTTTATGGTATTAAAATAGAAATTGATAAAAATCAAAAAGACGAAGTTCTTAATGAACTTAAAAAATATACTAAAGGTTTCTTCTTTGTAAGACAAAAGAGAATACCTACTACTTTATGTCAATGTTTATCAATCGCAACTGATAAACATAGTCATTTACCTGTGTTTCCTATTGGAAATAACAATTCTTTATTTGTTAGTCAATTAACAGGTGTAGCTTATAATCAACCTAAAGAATCTAAGTTAAATATCTTCCAAACTTTAGCTGGAGAAGGTAAAGAAATAGTTGATCCATATACAGGTACTACAAAACGTGTATCTACTAACGATAAAAACTTAGCTACAAATCTTAAATCAGTAAATTATTATCTTGCAGAATCTTTTATAGACTCAAGAGATAGATATATTACAAATGATTTTTATAGTAGAATTAGACCTGTTGAACAAAATAAAGTTAAAGTAAATGCAGCTTTATGTCCTGAATTTGAATTAGATTAGACTTTTTATTCTAATTTATTTACAGGAGATCAATTTGTATTAAAGAAAGCAGATATGCAACCTGTTGGAACTAATTTATCTTGGAATCCAGAAGAAGAGCGTAATTTTTATGTTGGAAAATACACTTATTCTAATGATACTGTAGAATATAAATCTAAAGTATTAGCTATTCCAGATAGTTCTAAGTTAATGGCTATTGATAAAGATAATTATAGAGGAACAGCGGGTAATTCAACTGATGGTTGGAGATTTGAATATATTGCTAAAGAAAATAAAAAGACTGATGCAACAAACTTTGTTAGAGGAAATTGGGGTCCTTATTTAGGAGTTCAAAGTGCTAACAAAAATAAAGTATTGACATTATATGATATTAAAATCCCAGGATATAGTAAGAGTAAAATTCAAGAATATTTCAATGTTAGATATAGTGATAATTCTTCATTCTTCCCTATTTCTGACAGATTAGAAATAAATGATTTTGCTGAAAATGAAAACTTTGTTTTATATCGTGGAGATTGTTATATATGTCAATTTACACATAGAATGAATCGTAATTTCCAAGATCCAGCTGCACCTACTAATGATGATATTGTTAATCCAAAATGTTGGAAAGATAATTACTCAGTTAAAGACGGTGTAATTGAAAAGCATAAATTTGCTAATATTAATATTGGTGATTTAAATGCTGTAAGATTAGGAACTTGGGTTACATTTACTCTTCGTTCTACTAAAAACTTATGTATACGTGGTGTAGATGATAGTCATTCTGATGAAAAAGCATTAATCGGACATGGACGTGGATTCTATCCTCGATATAAAATAAATTTAGATGGTTCTTACAAAACTCCAGAATCTTCATACTTTAATAAAGGATTCCAAAAGGAATTTGGTGTTAAAAAGTATATAGAAGCTGCTGATGTTCCGGCTGAAAAGAATGAATTTTCAAGTAGAATATTATATTCTAATCCAGCTTCTAATGATTCATATAGTAATAACTTCAGAGTATTTGAATTAGGACATTTCCAAGATTATTCTAAAGAATATGGTTCAATTACAAAGATTCTTGAATCAAATGGTTCATTATTAGTTGTATTTGAACACGGAATTGGAAGTATTCCTGTAAATGAAAAAGCTCTTTTACAAAATGCTTCTGGAGAAAATGTATATGTTGGAGCTAATAAAGTAATTGGTGAACCAAGAATTATTTCTGATAAATTTGGAAGTCAATGGAAAGAAAGTATTGTAAAAACTCCATATTACATTTATGGTGTTGATACAGTTGCTAAGAAAATTTGGAGAGTAGGAGTAGATTCTCCTAACGTTCAAACTATTTCTGATGTACACATACAACAATTCTTAAATCAAAATATTACATTAAGTGAACGTGAATTAACACCTCTTATTGGTATTAGAAATGTTAAAACACATTATAATGGTTATAAAAACGATGTAATGTTTACTTTCTATGATAATTTACGTGGATTTGAAGAAAAAGTATGGAATATTTGTTGGAATGAAACACAACAAATTTGGGTAACTCTTTATTCTTGGGTTCCTTCTTATTCAGAAAATATATTCAATCAATTCTTTAGTTTTGATAGAAACACATCTAAATGGATTGCTAAACTTGGAATAAGTAATTGTTATTCAGATTTTGCTGATGGAATTACCTTAACTAATAACATTATTAATGATGAATCTGAAGAATATAATTCATTAATTGATTTTAATAGAGAAGGTAGAGTTTGCCCAGAATATCCAATTGGATTCTTAAAATTATCTAATAGAGATATTCAAGGTAAATATAAAGTAGAATATACTTTAGAAAGAGATCCATTTGGTAACTATAAATATTTTGCTGTTGATGATGGTACAATACATATTATAGATGAAAATGGATTTGAAATAATGAATGAAGGAAATCAAAATTATTATGATGGTGATAACGGATTAATTATTGAAAATGTAGACACTAGTCAAGGAGATCCTTGGATGGTTGTTCAAAAATATAAATTACCAGATGATTATCCTTATCCTGTAATTCTACTTAACATTTCAGCTAAAGTAAAATCTGTAGAAGATGAAAATAAGAGTTTATTAAATGGAACTTTAGTAAAAGAAAATTATTATAATAATACTATTGCTATTTGTTTAAAATCTGTTTATGATAATGGAAATACAAAACCTTATGATGAAAATAAACCTTCATTAATGAGTGCTTTTTGGAAACATGGTCAAGCAGGTTTACAAAATGTTACTGAAAAAATTAAACCTTGTCATTGGTATGGAAAACAACATCCATTTGAAATAGAATTTTGTGTAAATGATAATCCAGAGGTTCAAAAAATATTTGATAATTTACAAATTATATCAAATAATGCAGAGCCAGAATCATTCCATTATCAAATAATTGGAAATGGCATAGAATTTGCTAATGACAAAAAGAATATGTATATTCGCCAAGAATCTACAAAAGAATTATATCAGTATAATGGTAGTGATATTCTTTACGACCACGATTGGAAAGAAATTGAAGATGAAGGAGTACGACAAAATCCTAAATCTACAATTTTACCACAAATGTATGAAGCACGTCAAGATACATTTAATGAGATTGAGGATCAATATAAGAAAATTACTGCAAGTAATAAGAATTATGATGAATTAACTGGAACAGAAGTTACTCATGATAAAGTTACAGATGAATACGGTTTGTGGGTTCATAGTAGAGCAATAGATGTCGATAAGGGGTCTGGAAATCGTTTAAGAGGTAATATGCAATATAAAAACGATACTTGGAGAGTTCAAATATCTCCTATCAATTTTGTTTAGAAAAATGAAAATGATGGAGTGGACGAACAAGGAAATATCATAAATTCAACATGGAAGAATGGTAAAGTACCTGTAAGTATTGCTAATATTCCAATTCCAGCAAATATTACTAATTATGATTTAGATATTCCAGAATCATTAAAAGATAAAGAAATTGATGTTGATTCTTGGGGTGATCTACCTATAATTTAGAATGTTGAAACAAACGGAAGTGGACAATATACTTACGAAATCGGTGATCCTGATACTAAATGTACAAGACAACAAACTAAAATAAGAGATAAATATATACGAATTAGAATACGTTATTCAGGTGAAAAACTTGCTTTAATTCATAAGATAATTACTATATATTCACAATCTTTATAATATGAGTAGATTAAATATGAACGGAGGGGGCTTTCAAACCCCCTCCAATTTAAATCCTTGGATAAATTCTAATTTTAATTGGATGGATCTTCAATAGTTTAATACAGAAGATGTAACAAATAACTTTGATGCAACTTCTGATTATTCTAAGTATTTTGAAGAACAACAAAAAGCTCAACAAGTTGGACAAGGAATTGCACAATTTGGTCAAGGACTTGCAGATAATGCTCAAAAATATCTTTAGGATTACAACAAAAAAGATAATTCTTACAAGTGGCTTTTAAATGATAAAGATAATGCTCTTCTTAAACAAAAAGAGCAAATAAATAAAATGGATTTATCTAAATATGATTTAGGAGATCCAAATGTTAATGCTTTTAATGAAAGAGCCAATAATAGAGGTGTAATAAATCAACAACCAAATGTTATTACAAATCCATCATTGTTTGATGTTGGATTTACTCCTGATAAAACTAATACTTTTCAACCTAAATTAAGTGGAAATGATATTAATAAAATGATAGTAGATCCTAAATCTGCAGCACCTATTAATGGAACGATTAATCAAACTAATGATGGAATAACTGAACAAATTAATACACAAATTGATTAGGTTGGTCCAAATAAAGGTATGCTTGATGGTAAATATATTGGTATAGGTCTTCAAGCAGCTCAAGCAGCAGGATTATCAACAGGAAATGAAACTGTAGATAGTACTATTTCTTCTGGACTTAGTAATTTAAGTGGTGGAATAAATGGAGATAGTTTATTAGATACAGGTATAGGAGCCGTAAGCGGTATGCTTGGAACATCTGATAATTCTGTAGTTCGTGCTGGAGGTCAATTAATAGGACAAAGTAAGAATATTATTAATAGTATTAAAGGTATTAAATCTGCAAATACTGCAATTAAAACAGCTAAAAACATTAAAGATGCTACTGAAGCCGGTAAGGCTTTACAAGCAGCTAAAGCTGCTAAGTTAACTAATGTTGCTAATTTAGCTGGAATTGGTGCAAGTATTGCTGATACTGCTTTATTTGGTAATCAAACACCTACTGAATATCAAGGTGTTAAAGGAGGTATTACACAAGGACTTGATACAGCTTATGATGCTATTGAAGCGGGTGTAAGTGCTATTCCGGGTATTGGAACATTAGCTGGAGCTATTATGGCTGGCAATAAATTACTTGGTCATGGAGTTAAAGCAATGGGTGGTGGTACTGATGGTATGACTACAACTGATGCAATACTTGGTTCTGCATTTTTGCAAGCTACTCCAATTGGAATGATTAATGGATTTGGTGGAAAATCTACTTCTGCATTTACAAAAGATACTGATATATTTGCAAATATTGGTGGTTCTTATTTAGGTTCTAATGCTTTAGCTGATGAAGTAGAACCATATGCTGGTAAAAAGTTCGGATTATTTTCAAGAAGTCAAAAGAATAAATGGGAGAATAAAATTCAAGAAATGATTCGTCAACAAAACATTCTTAGAAACATTTCTAATGAATCTGAACGAGTTAAGACTTTACAACAAACTATGACTGGCACTGAGGCTCAATCTCTTAATAATTTATTAAATGGTGGATATAGAGATATAACATTCTCTAAAAAAGGAGGTATTCTTAATTCATTTAAAGATAAATTAGATAGAGCACGTATCATTATAGAAACTAAAAAGACTATAATAATAGAGCCTGTAGAAGAAAAAGAAGAAACTAAAAATGTAATTCCAGAAGGAGCATTACACGCTAATCTTCATCACATGGATCTTGATAATGTTACAAAGAAAGGTGTACCTGTAATTGATAACGAAGGAGATCAACAAGCTGAAATTGAACGTGATGAAATTATATTCCGATTAGAAGTAACTAAATTAATTGAGGAATTTAAAAAGGATGGTAGTGATGAAGCAGCTATTAAAGCGGGTAAGTTGCTTACCGAAGAAATATTATATAATACTGAAGATAGGACCGGACTTCTTGAAAAGTTTAAACAAGGAGGAGAGATTTAGATTGCTTAGGAAGGAACTAAATTAAATCCTAAATCTATTGTAGATTTCGATTCTTTCCAAAAATATTTAAGAGAAACAGGACGATTTGCTCCTGATTTCGATTACAAAGGATTTTATGATGATGAAGAGTTAAGAGCAAAATGGTTAGAAGCAGAATTATCTAACCCTGGCAATGCTCATATGAATGATTATTACAAACTTCCTCAACATCATACTTATTCTAAAGAATCAAAAGGTGGTGAAGATTTTGGCGGAGAATGGTTAGGAAATGATGAAGTAGGTTGGATATTTAAAGCATCTCCATTTAATATGGCTCAACATTCATTTGAAGATATGAAAAAATATTGGGATAATAATGAGCCAAAATCTATATTATGGTATGGAAATGATTTTTATAAAGCCAAACCTAAGCAAGAAATAGAAACTCTTGAATTTAAACAAGGAGGTTCTTTAAACGTAATACCAGATGGTGCTCTTCATGCAAGATTACACCATATGGATATTGATAATATAACTAAAAAAGGTATTCCCGTTATTGATAATAACGAGAAATAGCAAGCCGAAATAGAGTTAAATGAGATAATTTTTAGACTTGAAGTTACTAAAAAACTTGAAGATCTAAAGAGAAAACACGGCGATTATGAATATTCTAAAAAAGAAAAAGAAGAAGTTGAATTAGAAGCCGGAAAGTTATTAGTAGATGAAATTTTGTATAATACAGACGATCGTACAGGATTAATTAAAACAATTTAAAAAATGACAAAATTAAAGTTAATACCAAGACATCAAAGAGGAGGATTCGTTGTTCCTAATAATGCAGATTTAAAAGCTTTACTTGCTGCTGATTGGAAGAATAAATTAAATTAGATGGCACTAGAACAGCAAGAGTATACACCTATAGATCCAGCATTTGCACACTTTTATAACCAATCACCTGCACAACCTACAGTTCCTCAGCAACAAATAGCACAGCAACCTGTTCCGACTGCTAAGCGTAATGTTCAAATTCCAGCTGATGCTTTAGCAGGAATTCAGTTTGAAGCACCTGAAATACCTCTAACTGGTACAGATGATATTAATGCTAATCTTAAACCAGTACAAGGTGGAAATCAAAGAACTGATCTTCAAAACTATTTTGAAAAAAGAGCAGCTAACGGTGAAATGAATAAAGCATTACACGGACGTAACTTTACACGTTAATAAAATATGATTAACATTAAAATAGGCAATAAATCTTACAAAGTTAAAGAGTGTAAGACTGAAGAGGAAAGAGAAAAAGGTTTACAAGACATTAAGGAACTACCAAAAGACGAAGGAATGTTATTTTACCACAATCCTCCAGAAGATGTTGCTTATTGGATGGAAGATACATATATACCACTTGATATAGTTTTTATAAATGACGATCAAGAAGTAATAAGTGTTAAACAAGGTAAACCTTTATCTTTAGACTATATCGAAGAAAAAGATGTAGCATATGTACTTGAAGTTAATATAAATTCTGGAATTAAACCAGGTGATGAATTACTTTTTGAAGAAGATGAAGCAGAAGGTGTTATGAAAGTTCTTGCACCAGATGGTTCAGTTCAAATGTGGCTTCAAGGTGGAGAAAGAATAGTATCTAGAAGAGAAACAAAAATTCTTATTAAAAAAGCTAAAAAAGCTGATAAAAGTAAGGATGACAAAGATTATAAAGCTCTCGGAAGATATATGTTTAAGGTTTTAAAAGGACAAGATGAAAGACCTGTTGAATATGTAGACTCAGCAAAGAAGAAAGAAGAAAAAACTGAGGATTGATATACATATTTAAATAATTTATTTTAATTAATTTTATTTTGATTTAATTTAAATATTACATATATTTGAATATTCAAATCACAAAGTTTAAATTTAAACAATAATTAATTATGAAACTGAAAGTAAATTTTAATAACAACAGAGGAATTAATAAATTCCAACAAGGTGGAGCTATGCCTCCACAGGATCCAGCAGCAGGTGGAGCACCTGTGAAGGGTGGAGCACCAGCAGGAGCACCAGAAGGCGGAGAAGATCCAATGATGCAGATTGCACAAATGGCTATGCAAGCACTACAATCACAAGATTGTAATGCAGCTATGCAAGTATGTCAGGTATTTGTTCAGTTACTACAGCAAGCACAAGGTGGTGGTGCTGAAGGTGCACCTGATGAAGTTTCTGCCGCTGAAGCTGGTGAACCAGTTTACCGTAGAGGTGGAACTTTAGTTAAGAGAATTAAAAAATAATTTATTCAGGAGCGCACACTAACAATGTGTGCTCCTTTTTCATTTAATATGGCTCAAGTAAAGAAATTTTAGCAAGGTGGTTCCACTACCGAACTTTTTGATATAGGAGGTAGAAACGTAAATAAAAACGATTTTATTTACTTAGCTAAAAAGAATTGGAACACCTTTAAATCAAATTATAATATCTCTGGAGACGATGAAGTTTCTGCTAATGATGCTTTTAATAAAATAATACAAGGTATCGAAAAAGGAGATATTAGTTCTATGAGTAAAAATGGAGAATTAATTGATAAGACAGGAGAATTATCAAATAGTTCACAACCAAACGATCCTTATGGAAAAGCTGCTCAATTTCTTTGGGAGCTTTCTACGGGAATGGATACTCAAAGAGAAGCAGATAAGAAAAAAGGAATTAAATTTGAAGATACAAGAGGTGCTTTAGGTAACATCATAAATAATAATTTCTATGGTGGAAACTATACAGGTTCTGACCAAGATATTAAACTTTGGCTAAATCAAGATGAAGTTGATGGTAACGGAGTTCGTTCTAGAGTTAAAAGAATGAATACTTTAGCTGGATATCTTGAAAGATTAAAATCTGATATAGATACACAAGATATTGATTATGAGGGAAGTAAATATAAAGATAAAAACGATAGAATAACTCATATTAATGATGCTATCAATCTTCTTAAAAAAGGAGAATATAATGATAATGTTATACGTGCATTAATGGATGTAGGTGATATGACAAGTGCACAAGCTATGTCATGGTTAGCAGATGGTACAGAACAACCAACTCAATCTACAGAACAAGGTGCACAACCTACAAGAGAAGAAGCAATTAAAGCACAAGCACAAGCATATATGACTCAACACCCTGGAGTATCTTTAGAAGATGCCATGAGAGTTGAAACTGCACGTTATGATTCTGCAATTAAACAGAATCAGAAAAACATACAAAAAGAAATTGATGATATTAATTTTAATGATTGGTATAATGAAATTGCTGGAGATTTTAAACCACGTAATTTTAGCTTAATGGGTGACCAATCATTTAATATTAACAATTATTTAACTCAAAAACTTAATCCTTATGGAGCATTTGGAATTAATAAAAATGTTCATGCTTTATATAGTAAGTTAATGAGTGGTAAAAATAGAAGTTTTATTGATTATTGGAATGGTGCAAGTCCTTCTATAAGACGTCAATTAAGAGCATTACTTGAAATAGAGTCTAATTATGCTGATAATGAGTCAGATGGATTTACACAAAATTTACAACGTATTGGTAATGGAATATACGTTTTAAATGGATATAATCGTTATAATAAAGGATATACTTGGGTATACGATAAAAATTCTGGAGAATTAAGAAGAATGAAAACTTCAGATAGTGATATTTTATCACAAGCTAACCGCGATTGGTGGAATAATAATATTTCTATTCATAAAAACGGTGGAATTATTATGGCTCGCCAAGGAGTTAGTTTTGCCCAAATGATTCAAGAAGATATAGCAAATAGTCGTAAAGCAGAACAAAAACAATTACAAGAAAAAGCAAAAGAATCAGGACGTCCTCAAAAGGCTATTGAAAATGGTTCTAAAAAAGCAAATAATTGGGGAGAAGCACTTGATAATATGGATACTGCTAACAAGGTAAGATTCTATTCTGGTGTTGCTGATTTAGCTGGTGCTGTAGCATCATTTGTTCCTGGTTATGGTAATGCTGCTTCTTTAATTCAAGGTATTGGATCTGATATAGCAAGAGCTGGTGCTGATATTTCAGAAGGATATTCAGCAGGTGATGTAGCTTGGAATTTTGCTAAAGGTTTAGGAATGACTGCTATTGGTGCTTTACCTTTAGTTGGTACAGGAAGTAAATTAACAAAAGCTTGGAAAGGAGTAAGAACTTTTGTTCCTTGGGTTTTATCTGTTGGTGCTTCTGTAACTGATGTAGGTGCTGCAAAAGAAGCATATGATAAAATTGAAGCTGGAAAAGGTACAGTTGATGATTATATGACTATTGTTAGAGCAATGACTGCTGTTGCTAATACAACTAAACTTGGATCAAGTACTCTTAAAGCAAGAGCCGTTAAAAATGCAGCAAATACAGGTAAAACTGATATTGTTATACAAGGTAAAAAAGGTGATATTAAATTAACTCAACAACAATTAGACAAATTAAAAACTGCTAAAACAACTGATGAAATGAACCAAATGGTTAGACAAATGGGTCATAATGATGATATAGCATTCGGTCGTAGTATAAGAGGAGATTTATTAAAACCTACAAACAATACACATTTCTGGAATCAATCTGTTAAAGTTAGACAAAAGCCTGTATATGACTTTAGTTTAATTGATAATAGTTCAATGTATAAAAAAAGTCCTCTTTCAGAAGTAGGAATGATGAGTTTAAATGTAAAACGTCCATCTTGGATGCATTTACCATCATTTGGTTATAAACCAACTGCTGTTCAAAGAACTATTTCTGTTCAGACACCTGTTCAAAATCCTATTGCTCCATCAATTTCTACTGCTCCACCTCAGAGACCAAAAGTTCATCCTGATAATGCAATTAGAATTGCACAGCAAAATCTTGCTCGTACAAGAGGATGGTATAAAAATGGAGGTAAGCTCGAAAAAATTGTTCAAAAATATCAAGCAGGTGGTAATTTCTGGGATAAGATGCGTGAAGAAAAAGAAAAGCAACAAGGTTGGAATGAATATACAACAAGACCTATTGATGAAACATATTCTTTACCTACTTATCATAGAGAAAATATGGATGCTATTTTACATCCGTATGTAGCTTTATATCCAGAAACTGTAAAACAAAAAAATACAGCTAACGGAGGATTATTAAATTCAACATCTACTCATACAAATATAACAGGTCAAGATGTTGATAGCGTAATGCGAAATTATCTAAAAGATATTGGAAGATTAAGAAGTGATATACAATCTTATTCTGACAATGGTAAATATGAGGATATAAATAAATTTTTAACAGATTATAATAATGATATTACATTAGTAAATAATTCTTGGAAAAATAAAGATGTTTATCCTTATAATAAGAGAGGTTGGAGTAAACATAATCAAGCCCATCAAAGACTATATAATTCTATAAATGATCCTTTTGTAGGAGAATTAAAATATAATGTTAATATAGAAGATATTTTAGGTAGTACAACAGCTCACAGAGTTGCTGATAACTATGATAAAAAATATGCTGATCTTGATGACTTTGAAAAGCAAAACAGAACACATACTGTAAAATTAAATAATGGTTCTGAATATCAAGTTTATAAAGAAGATGATGGAACACTCCATTTATTACCTCCTAAAACTGAACCTCAACCTACTCCTGAAACTCCTAAATCAGAAATAAAACCTTCAACTGTTGAACCACAACCACAAAATAATCCTACTGTTACTAAACCAAATCTAATTAAACCTAATGGATTTGATCCAACACGCTTAGGTGCTGAAGCACTTGCATTAAGAACAGCATTAGATACTATTAGAACTAATAATTTATTAGCTGATAGAGCTTTAGGAAAGCAACTTCCTTTAAAAAATCCTAATAGTATGGTTGCTCCAACTGCTGATGTTTACAATATATTAGCAAATGGACAACAAAATGCAGGACAAGTTACTACACAAGGTCGACAAATCCAAAATGCTACTGCAAATACAGAACAAGGTCTTTTAGCAAGACTTGAAGCTTCTCGTAATGCAGCTAAGCTAAAACAAGAAGCTGGATTTAAAGCTGATGAAAAACGTCAAACTTATGCTGATAAAGCTGTTGAAGTTGGAAACTACAATCACGCTCAAGAAGTTGAAACAGGTAACTTTAACAATGCTCAACTTATTAATAAAAAGAATATGGACATAGATATTCTTAATGGTCGTGATGCAGCTAACTCACAAGTTCGTAATGCTTTAAGTGATAAATATGAATTAGAATTACGTCAAAGACTTGCTAAGAATGAAGCTAAAAAAGATTACGAGGAACAAAAAGCTGAGATGAAGAAAGAGCAAGTAGCTGATATGCAAGAACAGTGGAATCAAAGACAAGCAATGTTATTAGCTCAATATAAAATGAAGACTGATAAAGATTTTGTTAATCTTTCTCGTCAATATGATGCTGCTATTAAAGCAAACGATACAGCAGAAGCTAATAAAATTAAGAAAGATATGGAAATTATCCAAAATAGATACCAAGTTGATGCTTATAATCAAATTGGTCGTTACTCTGCAAATAGATACGGAGTAAATTGGGATGATTTAAAACTTTCTACAACTCCTTACTCTTATTCTACTAATAAATATGCAAAAGGTGGAACAATTTATGATAACATCTTTAAAGCAAGAATTGATGATAATAGAAGATTCGATAAAAGAATTTTAGAAGGTATAAAAACTACATAGAGAGCTATTGGTGATAGTAGTGCTATTACTAAAGCTATTCTTAACAAATTAATGAATAATTGGAAATGATTGTTAAATTATAGCAAGGTGGAGGGCTGCCTCCATACTAGTATTATAGACCTGTAACGGTCACTACACCTAGTGGCACAGTAGCACAGCCAGAACGTGCTACTCGTGCTTCTGGTGCTAGTAACAAATCTAATGATTTAACTGATAAAGATATACTTAAATCATTAGATAAAATAGATGGACTTCCTTCAGATATGACAGTTCTTCAATCTGGCTTAATATCTGCCTTAAATTCAGATTCTGGATTTAGTTTATTTGGTTCATCAGATAGTCTTTTTGGAAGTACTAGTCAAATTGCAAGTCAATATGCTAATACTTTATTAGGAATTAAAATTGCTAATTTTAGTAAAAAGAAATATGATGAAATTAAGAAAACACTAGACCAAAACGGCGGATTAAATGAAATTGCTGTTACTGATTCTGGAGGAGTATTAGTATCAGATAGTGAAGGAAAAGTAAGTCAAATTTCTATTGATAAATATTTACAAAATAAAAATAGATATAAAGCACTTACTAATTCAAACATTCTTTATATGAGAGCATACGATACTACATATGCAAATAATGATGCTTTAATGGATATTGCTGCAAATGGTATTGGTCTTACAGAAATTAATAAGCAAATTAAAAATGCTCTTACTAAACTTGGAAGTGATGATAATACAAGAGAATCTTATACTGTACTTCAAGGTGTAGAAACTCTAAAAGAAATATATAATAAAACAGGTGAAATAAAACCTGGAGGACTTTACAAAATTAGAAATGTATCAAGTACTCAAAAAGCACAAGCACAAGCAGCTATTCAATATATATGGAGTATGTTACCAGAAAATGCTAAATCTGTTCTTAAATTAAAAACAGGTAGTGATGAAGGAGCACAACTTCTTGTTGCTAATTATGTAGCATCTGGAACTACTTCTAAACAAGAATATCATGAATCTTATCTATTAGATGAAGAAGGAAATAAACCAGGAGCTAAAAAAGAAGGTAAAGAATCTGAACGTAAATATACTCCAGGTGTTGTTTCTAATTTCATTAGAGGAAATGGTAAAAAACACGCATTTACAATAATGAATGGAACATCAGATGGATTAAATGTACAAGGTATATCTGCACCTTTAACTGATAATACTGGTAAAGTATTAGGTGCTTGTAGTTTAGCAACTGTTAACAAAGGTGGATTTAGTGGAAATCTTGATTGGAATAATGTTAGTATGGGCGGAGTTCCAATTTCAGAAGCACATTTATCTGAATTAATGTGTACTGATGGACAAGTAACATCTATTGATTTTCCTATAGACCTAGAAGAAAAACAAAAAGGAAATATTGTTCCTAATTACAAAATGTTTGCAGCTAAAGAAAGTGCTGATAGAGAAGTACGTGCTGCACAATTAGAAGAAAAAGGTGATTGGGAAGCAATTAATAAAATATATGCTAAATATAATCTACCTATTAAATATGATGCAGGTGGAAACTTAAATACAACACAATGGGCACGATTTGGTGTTATGCAAGGTGTTGCTTTAAGTAAAGCATTTGGAGAAGATGATCAATCATTTAATAATTTATTAAAAGAAGTTTCAGATACAGAATTAGAAAGTTATCTAAAGCTATTTAATAATGAAGCTCATATTAGTGGAAGTCAGCAAGAATTAAAAGGTAAAGATATAGAATTTGATAAGTCAAGTTGGTGGGATAAAATGTGGGGTAACGGACAACATTGGTGGTCTACACATGATCAAATGTTTAAAGGTACCATATTTATTCCAATTATTGCCGATGAAATGGCTGCTATGGCTGGAGATAATCAACATCCACGTATTGATGAAGCAGAAGAAATAGCGGGATTACAACAAGATCACGATTTACAAGAAATAACTTAGTTACAAGGTCGTCTTGATGAATAATGGAAAAAAGTTATGATTTAATACTAAATATGGCTGGAAATCCAGGACTGTCTTTAGGTAATCTAAAGACAGTTGGATTAACAGCTGATAATACTGCTTTAGAAAGCGAAGAGAAATATTTAAATTCTCAAAAAATACAAAACATGGCAATGTTTAAAGATGACATGGGAAACTTTAGTAAAACTAAATTTCATGATTTCTATCAAACTGCTAAAAATGTGTATAATGTGATGAGTTCTGATCAATATACAGATGATTTAGCAAAGAAAAGCCGTGTTTATCATAGAGATAACATATTTGCCCCAGTAGACCAAAGACAAAAAGGTCCAGAAATAAATTGGATTAAACAATCTAATCCATATAGAAATACACAAAGTATTGTTCGCTTAGGAAAGACTGAAGAATCTCCTTATACTTGGGATGAACTTGCACAAAGAGAAAAAGTTCTTGCTAATCCTGTAGAAGCAACAAGACCTGATGGAACTATTGATGAATCTAAAGCTAAATGGCAAGATGCACCAAATGATTCTTGGTTTAGTAATTTCTGGGAAACTCGTGTAGCTGCACAATGGGATGAAGATGGTGAACATTTAAATCCTGTTACAGGTGAGAAAGAAACACATAAAAAAGGTGATTTAAAACTTAATTCTTCTGGTAATTTCTATTATGAAAATCTTGATGGTAGAGATGTATATGGAAGAAGAGTTCTTAATAAAATGAATACTTTAACCACAGATGGTTCAGAATGGAATAAATATGATTTCTTCGACTCTGATGGTAAAGATAAAAGTGTTGGTGGAACTGTAATGAAAAATACCGCACTTGTAGGTTCTATGTTTATTCCTTATGTTGGACCAGCTGTAACTTTCTTAGGTTTAGCGGGACAAACTGCTGGATTACTTGGAACTCTTGGTAAAATGGTATCAGAAAGTACAGGTGCATTTGGTTCACTTCACAATACATTCTCTGAATTAGAAGGATTTTCTAAGTCAATAAGTAGACAAGGTGCTGTTTCAGAGTATTCTCAACAACATACTTGGACTATGGAGAATTTAATTGGATTAGTTGGAGATGTAATGGCTCAATTTAAAGAACAAAGATTCTTATTTGAGAAAGCTCCACTTATCTTTAAGAATAAGTACGGAATAGTAAATAACGGTAATTATCAATCTAAATTAGCTCAAATTGAAGCTGATTTAGCTAAACTTGACCAATCTAAAATTGATGAATTAGTAAAGTCAGGTAAAAATATAGTTGATTTACAAAGAGCCGCTAGAGAACTTGCTTTAATAAGACAAGCTCGTGCTACTTCAGAACTTGATTCTTACGTTAAAGGTTACAATAAGATAGGAGAACTTCTATCTAAAACATATATGACTGCTATCACTACTGGTGATACATATGGAGAAGCTAAATTACAAGGTGCTACACCTGTAGAAGCCGCTCTTCTTACATTAGGATATTCTGCTGGAGAAGCTGCAATATTAAATACAGGTATTGGTGAATGGTTATTCCCAGAACTTCGTTATGAAAAACTACATCAAAAGGCTATTGCTGATGCTTTAGTAAAAGTTAAAAAAGAAACTGAGAAAGCAGCATTAGAATTAGTTCCTGGTAGTGTAAAACGTGCAGAAGAGGCTGCTAAAAAAAATTTAGCTAAAAAAATATTTAATATAGGTAAGAATACAGCTAAAGATTTATATACAGGTTATAAATCAACAGGTGATAAAACAATAAAAGCTGCTTTTGCTAATGCTCTTGGTGAGGGTACTGAAGAAGTATCAGAAGAATTCTTAGCAGATTTCAGTAAAGCTTGCTTCAATACTATTGGATGGTTAAGAGGTGATGATACACGTCTTGAAGCATTTGATAATGGTGATTGGGAGAAAATTCTTAATCGCTATTCAATGAACTTTGTTGGAGGCTTTATTGGTGGTGGTGCAGCCGGATTCAGTCTTGATAATATGAGAAATATGAAAAAGCTTGACCATATGGAATTTGACCAAGCTGTTCAAGAACTTATCTATATGGTAAGAAATGGACAAACTCAAGATTTTTTAAAGACTGTTGATGAAATGACTCTTGGTGATAAGAATCTTTCAGCACGTCATTTTACAAAAGAAGATGATAATTATGTTTGGGATCAAGGTACATCTGAAGATAACCAAGATAAGGCTGCTAAGGATGCTATTTATGCTCAAATTAAATTATTTGATGATGTTCTTTCAGCAGAAGGAATTAAAATGAGTGATGATTCATTCTTATCAAAACAAACTGATTTATTACCTGATATTAAATTTGGACTATTACAAAGATCTGCTACTGCTGGACGTTATTTACAAGAATTTAATTCTTTAGGTGCTAAACTTATTCAAGCTAATGCAATGTTATTAGCTGAGAAGGGAAAAGTAACTTCAAGTGAAACTGAAAATAATACTCCAGCTAATGCTCAAATTGATATTGCTGAAAATCAAAAACAATTATTACAACAACAAATTAATGATATTCAAACTAAACTTCAAACTGCAACAGATGAAGAACAAGTTGCTTTAAAAGAAAGTTTAAATCAATTAAGAGCACAATTAGGATCTCAACAAAATAGCGGAAGTAAAATCCAAAATATTGAACGTGAACTTAAAGAACTTAGACAACAAAAAGAAGCATTACTTGATGGAACACGTGCTTCAGAATTTATACAAGATGCTCTATTTGAAATGACTACTTTAATAAATGATAGTTTTATTAAACCTTCATTTATAAGATTTGCTGAATATAAAACTAAAAAGAATTTCAACGAAATCTCTGAAAATGAGTTAGGTTTACTTCAAAAAGAATGGGAAAATTGGAATGAAATGGATCGTGCAGAACAAGTACATAATGCTGCTGAGATCTTTAAGAATGTACTTTTAAATGCAAGTCCTATAATTGCACAAAATGTAGCTAAATATGAAATGTTAAGTAAAACACAAGATTTACTTAATCTTCAAGAAATTTTAAATAAATGGTATGAAAAATTCCAAGATATTCAAGGTTTAAAGAATCCAGAACAATGGCTACAACAAATCATAGGTGGATTAGGTTCTATGTATACAAACTTAGGACTTCAATTCAATGATAGTGCTTTTAGAAATACATTTAGTCAAGTAATTAATGAAGAAAATAATATATCTAATGAGTTTCAGACAAAACTTAATAATTTAAGAGATAGAATTGCTCAAGTTGAACTTGATACTTCTTTATCACCTGAAGAAAAAGCTGAAAAAGAAGCAGATTTAGGTGAAGAAAGATTAGCTCTTGAAACAGAATATACTGAGAAAGGAAATGCTAATTACGAAAAGAAAAAGTCATTAGTTGCTGAACAAATTACTAAATCTATAGATGACCTTGTTGCACCTTATATGAAACAAGGTTTTGCTAACTTTGAGATAAAGAAAGCTATAGAAAATATTATTAAAACAACTTCACGAATCTTAACAAAAGAAATTAATCAATCTGGATATAATGAAGTTAAATCTAGATTAAGTTCAGCTAGAAATCTATCAGAAGACGAACAAAAAGAATTAGATACAGCTGTTGAATTTTTAAATTCAAGATATGAAAACATTAGAAGACTTGAAGAAATCAGACAAAAATTCAACGAATTAAATTCTTCACCAATTGAAGAAATTCTTGATAAATTTACAACAGCTATTGGTTCTGATAATAAAATTTCTCAATTAATGAGAGATTTATCACAAATATTTGAAGGAACAAATGGTGATATTAGTAAATTCTCAATGAATAAATCAATGGGTGAACAAATTACAGAAGCAATAAACTTAATTGATTTATTACGTTCTGCAATTGAAGCTGGAAAAATTGATGATGGAAACTTAGATAACGCTTATGGTTATAATAAAGTTCTTAATGAAATAAATCATAAGGTTGGAAATCAAAAATGGGTTGATTTATTTGAAATAACAGCAAATACTGCTAATGTTTTAATACAAGATTTAAATCTTGTTAAAAATAAACTTCAATTCTATAAAAACTTATATAGTGTAGCTTCTGGTCAAAAATTAGCTGTTCAAAGAAAGGTTGCTTTAAATAAAGACTATTTATTCTTTAATAGACTTAATAGTTTTGTAGCAGCACTTTCACCAGATGATGAAGATTGGAAGGGAGTTAAAGAATTAAAATCACTTCTTGAATCATTAGAAGTATTAAATGCTAATGGAGAAAAGAGAAATCTTAATATCTCTAAAGAAGATCAAGATAAACTTGAGGAAGAAGTTTTAAAGATGGAAGATGCTGTTTATGACTTTTTTAAAAAGAATGAAAAGTCTTTAAAATCATCTAAAAAACTTGGTAAATTACTTAGAGAAAACTTTGATGTATTTAAAGTTCCTAATGAGTTATTAACTGAAACTACAGAAGTAATTGATGATAATTCTTTTATATGGTGGTTAGCTACTCGTGCAGCAGTTAAATCTACTGATTTCCATAAAGAATATATCAATGCAATAGATCCAACAATAGCACCTATTCCAAGTCAAGAATTAGCTATTTATGAAAACTTTGCATCTGTTGCTAATAAAGATTTATTCAAGCAATTCTATTATGGTTTCCGTCAAGCTATAAAAGAACAATGGTCAACTTTTGATGAAGATAAAAGACGTGAAGTTATTGATAGACAAAATATAAATTTCTCAGAAACCAAGAAATGGTCTGATTATGGAGCAGCAATAGAGGAAGTTAAGGATTATCCTTTTATTAATCTTATTGTTCCTAAATACTCAAGTATTGTATTTACAGAAGGTATTCCTGGCTCTGGTAAATCTACAGGTGTTTATAAAACAACTATTAAAATGATACAAAATAACGAGGAACTAAGTAAAGCTGGTATCCTTGATAATGTATTATTTATATATGCAGCAGGTTCAGCAAGTGAAGAAGACCAAAAAGCAGCTGCTGAAAATGCTAAAAAATCAATAACAAACTTAGGTCTTGATCCTACTAAAACAAGAGCAGTCGGATTAGAGGAAGGAATGAGACAAATCGTAAACAGAGAACCTTTAAAAGAGGCAATTGACAGTACAAACGATGATAGACTTTACGATATTCCTGAAGCTGATTATGAAATGACAAGACAAGGTGAATACCGTTCTTGTCGTAAACTTGAAGCTGTAAGTAAACCATATTCACTTATTATTATTGATGAGATGACAAACATTAGTATGTTTGATCTTGATGATTTAAATAGATATGCTGAACAAAATGGTTTAATGATTTTAGGTGCTGGAGATACAGACCAATCTGGAGTTTGTGGAAACTTTACTGTTAAAAAAGATGGAACTATTTTTGGAAATAGAGGTGCTAAATTACCTGTAAATCTTTTCAATGTAAACTTTATAAGAACACCTAAATTAGGTGTTTCAATGAGAACAACTAATTCTCAAAAAACATTAAATCTTTCAACTGCACAGCTTTGGGCTAGCGGTATAGAAAATGATTTAACACTACATTATTTTGAAGACGAAACAGGTATATACGGTGATAAATATTTTGATAAAAATGTTTCATCAGTATCAGATGTTGAAGAATCAATTAAATTAATGATTTCAACTTTAAGTCCGGGTGAAAAAATTGGATTTGTTTATGATCCAGACAATTCAGACTTATATGATTTAATTAAGAATAATTATTCTGAATATGTTGAGTTTTTACCTGGAACTACATCACAAGGTAAGGAAGGACAATACTATATCATTGAAATAAATGAAAGTAATCCTAACTTAACAAATGATCTTTATACAGCTATTACTCGTTCAAGTCAAGGTAGTATTGTATTTACTGATGCTTATATACAAAAACAACAAGATCCTGAAACTCACTTAGAAAATTTCAGTGAAAACGCAATTAAATTATACGCTGATCAAAGACGTGAGTCTTTAACAAGGTTAACAGAATCTGGAAATCCTGTTCATTATACAGCTCCTAAAAAGAAGGCAGCACCAACTCCAGAACCTGAACCAGAACCTAAACCAGAACCTCCTACAGGACCTGGAACTTCTGGACCAATAGCTACAGGTACTACACCTCCTGCACCATCTTCTACTGCTACAGGTATTACTTCTGCATTCGATAATATGGCAGAAGGTGCTAAAGAAGCTGCATTTAGAAAAGCAATGGAAGATTTATATAATAATAAAGAATTTACTTTTACTAAAGCAGAATCTATTGAATTAGCAAGAAAAAATTATTGGTGGCTAGATGAAATTAAAAATGCAGACGGTAGTGTTACATTCAGAGTTCCTAATGGATTTAAAGAAAACTTCTTATTAGATCCAGACTTTAAGAATATGTCAGAAGATGCTTTCCATGCTGAAATTGAAGCAATGCAAAACTTCTTAGGAACATATCCTAATGGAACATATGAATCAAAGAATTTATTCTTTGGAACAGTAGCTGAGTATTTCTATAAAAACGATTTCGATTTTAATTATGATTCTGTTTCAAAAGAATATTCTATATCAAATAGAATTGATCCTTTAAATTTTGCAAATGTAAAGAATATAAATGGTCAAGAAATAACTATTAATCCTGGAGATTTTATTATTGTTACTCACCAAGATAAAACAATAGGACTTAATCAAGGACATTATATATACACTATGTCTGTTTCTGACATATGTCAACAAGCGGGAATTACATATGTTAAATTTGAAGGTGATGATATTTGGACTAGAATAAACGAAAATTCTTTTGTTAATTCATTCGGAAATGTTCAAGACGCACTTGATTTTGCACAATCTGATGAAGCTAAAAAATATTATAAGGAAGAAAAACCAGAAGACATTGATCCAATTGATGAACAATTAGAGCCAACAATTGAAGAAGTTGTAGAGGAAACAACATTAATAAATCCAGACCCAACTGATATAAGTACACTTTGTCAAGCTGATAAACCTGAAGTATTTAACGCATTTGGATATACATTCAATACATTTGAATCTGGAGTTTATGTTGAAAATGATACTATACAATTCTTCCCTAATAATGAACATCGTTTAGATAGTGTAAATGGCTTAGTTAAACTTGATAAAAAGGCTGGAAAATCAATTAGATCTTTAAATGAATATTTAAATATCATAGGACGTTTAAGAACAGCTATTTTTACAATTTCTGATAAAGCTGAACTTAATAAAGAGATTGAAAAAATCTTAAATGAAGAGTTTGGAATTTCTAATATTTCAACTATATTTGGTCTAGTTAGTCACGCAAAACAAACTCAAAACGGATTAAGTTCAAGTAAAGGAGAATATACAAGAGCACAAAGACATAAGGATGAAGAATTAGAATTTGTAAATTCTAATGATGTTGATTCTAAAAAAGTACAAAGAAAAACTATTTCAATAGAGATTGCATCTGAAGGAGAAGACGTATTAGAATTACCTCTTATATCTCTTCCAAATCCAATTACTTTAATAAATCAAGGTTTAACAGATGTTAAGCAAACAATTACAGATGTTGAACAATTAAGAAGTGTTTCTACAAAAAATAAAGGACTTCGTCATTTAATTTATGTTTATCTTAACATAACTGATGATTCTTTTATTAAAATAGATGATAATAATTGGACTGTTGCAAATACTTTTACTAATTTAGGAGTTCAACCTATTGGAAATAAGAGAGGATTTGATTATGTTGCAAATCATAATCAAAAGCTAAATCCAGAATTTATTGATATTTTTGAATTAGCTAAAAATCCAGATATTAAAATATCTAGATTAATGTACTCTAAATCTTCTACAATGTTTGATGAAAATGGTAATGAATTACCTATAAAAATCAAACCTGGACATCCATTCGTATTAGTAGGAAATGATCCAGAAAGTATGTTTACTGAATCTGAAATGCTTCGTATCTTAAAAAGAGATTTAAATGATTACGGAGAGCCAAGAAACGTTAAAATTGTATATGTTCTTCCTCCACAAATCGGAGTTGCTGATTATGCTAAAAATCTTGCTGAAAGATATGCAAAAACTGCAAATTTACATGATGATGTTGGTAATATTGATTCTGCTTATCAAATTATAAAAGATTTGTTTAGAGAAGATGGTTTAGATGATTTTATTAATCAATTAAAGATTGATACTAAATCAGCTACAACTGGAAATATTGTTGAAAGTATTAAGAAAACACTTGAAGATCTTTCTCAATATGAAGGAGAAGAATTAATATCTAAATTAAAAGAAACATCATCTCTTGTAGGATTTGGTAACGTTCCAAATCACGTTGCTTTTAAAACAATTTTAGCACAAATCTATTATCCTAATATTAGATCTAGTATTAGAGGTGAAAAGAATGCAATTGGAAGTTTACATACAGATAATATGAAACTTGTTGAGGAACGTTTATCTAATGATAGAAGATCTGTTTTCTTTAAAGCAAATAGAAAAACCAATGGAATTGAGTGGGAAACATTCTATGAATTATCACAAAATGATGATTGGACAATAACAGATGCTCAAGGTAATAAACGTTCTTATCAAATTTCAGGAGTTTTAACAGAACCTATACTACAAGCAAATATTACTGAATTACTTGGAAATATACTTAAAAGACGTCATTAGAAATATAGAGGTAATAAACATACCAAAGCTTATAATGATACATTAGATTACATACATAGACATTCTGTAAATCCTAATTTTGATTTAAATATAGCTAACTTATTAAAAACTGTTAAAAACAAAACAGGATTAGATATACTTCCAAGTGATATTGAAGGCGATTATAAAAAATATGTTGTTAATCAGATTAATAAAAATACTGATAATATAGCATTTATAATTAATGGTCAAGTTCAAATATTTAACAAATGGAAATCTGATAAGATAATAACTGATTCAGAAGGAATTGAAATTACAGAATTACAATTAGATAGAGAAGGAAACAGTTTTGCTTTTGTTAAAGTTGGTAACGAAACTTATCAATTAAATTACATGAGTGATTCAAAGGGTAAGACAATTATTGAACTTATTCCACAAACTATTCCTCAAACTCCTAATACTTCTGTAAATAAAGAACTTACATCAAAGGAATTTGATGATATACATAAGGAAATATTAACTCTTGTACAAAGTACATCTGATAAATTTACCAAAATGATATTAAAGAAACTTTCTAAATTAACTGATAGTAAAGAATTTGAAACACAATTAACAAATATGTATTCAGGTTCAAGTGATTTTAGAGGTGCTCTTTTAAGTTATGGTATTTCTGAAGATAATGTAAATAGATTAATGGAAATGTTAGAAAATAAATCAACAGATGATAATAAGCCACAAGATGCTTGTAATGTTATAAACACATTAAAAATTAATTTAATATGACAACAGTTTGTCAATACAATGATTATTCTGAACTATTAAAGAAAGTTGATGGTGAAGTTTATGCATTTTTAGAAGGAATGAGAAAGGCCACTGGCCTTTCTCCTGTCCTTTTAAAAGATGCTTATGAAGAATTAATAAAAGATTTTAATAAAATTTTACCACTTGACCAAACAGCAAAAGCTATAATAGAAGTTGCAGAGGATTATGAATTATTTGACGATCCTTTATTTCCTAAAAAGTCTGATATTTTAGGAATATTAGAGGAAAGTGATGATTTATATAGACCATCAAATGAGGATAATTCAACAACTAAAATAGAAGACCCTGCAAGAATAGCTTTAGGAAAAGACGTTAAAAAAGATTTCTTAGTTAAAGCTTATGGAACAGCCGTAAGTACTAGACTAAAAGTAGAAAAAGAAGCATCTATCGCATTGGTAAATGCTTTATTAATTAATAGAGAAGACGGTAAAACAGTATCTTCAGTAGAAGATATGAATCTAAATATACGAAATTATCAACAAAAGTTATTTGATATTGTTGTTAATTTTTTAAAAACTGAGAAAACAGGATTAAGAAAAATTGATCCTGAAAAGCTTAAAGATACAACAATGTATAAACCTGACGGAAGAGGTAATTGGATTTATACAGGAATTGTAAATGACTTAGACGAAGAAATATCAGCTATTTTAAATCATGCTAGTTTTGGTACTGATGATAAAATAGATGAAGGAATGAATTACGATCCAACAAGTACTGACGAACACGCTAAAAATTTACATGAAAGAGTTTTAGCTTATAATGCTTGGACATTATTAACTCACTTTGACTCTTTAATGAAATTAAAATATGGTGATGCTCTTGAAATTTATAGTTTCGGAGATATGGTATTTAGTGGACAAGATAAATATAAACGTGCTGAAAGAGGTGCTAATAATACAAAAACTTGGAGAACTACTGAGGAAATCAATTTAAATTCTGAAATAGATAATTCTATTCAAGAACTTATAAACAGTACTCCTTTACTACGTTATGGTGATTCTTCATCACAACTCGGATATTTACAATTTAACGAGTTCTCTGATATGATTGCTAAAATCAAAGAATCATCTTATTTTGTTACAAATCGTAATTTTGTTTTTTCAAATAAAATAAAAATAGATAGAAAAGGTCTTGATGAAATACTTTCTCCTTTAACATGGAACGCTGTGCAAGGTTTAACTTTTACACAAGTTATAAATAGAATTAGAAAAAATCCTCAAAGATATTTATCAGCTGTTTT